CGGCCACTGAAATCCGACAGATTTTCCGCAGCAAAGTGGACGATTTGAAGCGTGATTCCGTTTCCGAGGAAAACATCAAGCGCAGCATTGACGCCGCCGAAATGGGGCTGGCTGGCCGTTGTGAAGACGTGTTTTCCGTCATCAAGCGGACGCTCGCCGACGCCCATTCCAAAGGCACGCAGACCCGGAGCCTCATGCCGACCGGCGCGGAATTGGAATACTCGGACGAAGTTCGCGGCCATTTCAAGTCCATGCCCGGCTGTTCACACATTGCCGACCTCGGCGGTTTCATGTCCCCCCCGAAACAGGGTCGCAAGTTTGAAGGCAAGATGGTTCGCGGCGGTGCTTCCGCCCGCTGGATGAAGCGCGACGCGCTCGCTTCCGATTTCGGCACAGTTGGCGCGATGATTGCGCCGGAGTTCCGCCCATACATCGAATTGCTCCGCAACTCGACGGTGCTGGACAAACTCGGCTGCACCTACATCGGCGGCTGCAATGGCGAACAAGTTTTCCCGCGTCAGGACGCGGCCACGGTTGCGCAGTCGGTCGCGGAAGGTTCACAGTTAAATCCCTACGACCAGACCCTCGGCCAGATCAAGATGACGCCCAAGCGCGTGGGTTCCCGCCAGTATTACAGCCGCTTGGCTGTGATTCAGGCTGTCCCCGGTTGGGAAACGATGGTCTGGAACGATCACGCGCAGGTTCTTGCGCTGTATCAGGACGAAATGGGCATCAACGGTTCCGGCGCGGCTGACCAGCCGGTTGGCATCCTGAACCAGCCCGGAATCAATCAGTTGGTGTTCGGCGGCACGCCGACCTACAACAACATCCTGAATTTCCGCACGCAAATCCGCAAGTTCAACGTTCCCGGCGAACTCGCCTTCTGCACCACCAGCGTCGGTCAAGGCCGGCTGGCGTATCTGCCCGCCGCGCTCAACGGCTCGACGGTCATCACGCAGGGCGAACTGGACGCCATCTGGAAGGGTGACGAGGAAAACGGCGAAATGCTCGGCTGCAAGGCGGTGGCGAGCCAACAGATTCCGGGCGACATCCTGCTCGCGGGCGTGTTCAGCCAGTTGCTCATGGCAAGCTGGGGCGGCATCTTCACCACGCTCGACAACTATACTCGCGCCGACCGCGACGAAGTGGCGATCACGTTCAACACTTATTTCGACATCGCCGTGCGGCACGCGCAAGCGTTCACCCGCTCGCTGGATTCGGTCAACCAATAATCTGAATCTGAACCATTAAACAAAAAATTCAACGAATAAAAATATGAAGTTCAACAAATTCATTATCGGTCTGTTTGCGGTTGGCGCGTTGCTCACCGCAAGCGCGCAGCAGTTCCCAGCGCAAACCCAACGCACCCTCGTTTTGTCCGCTCTGCAAACCATGAGCGGCGCGGCGGTCGGTGTCGTCACCAACGGGCCGCAGGACAAAATCGGCGCGATTGGTCAAGGCTACATTGACATCTTTTCGCTGACGAACGCCAGCGGAAACATCGAGACGGCGCAGATTTACACCTCGCCCGATCAGACGAACCTGACGGCACTGGCGAATTACGCGCTTATCACTTCGCCGACGACCATCAACGTCACCAATTTCCTGTATGGTGGCACGAATGGCCTGACTTGCGCGAATCTATCGCTCCTGCCCGGCACTATCACTACGCCGACATCCGCGACCGCAGGCTACGCCACGCCGTATCTGGCTGAATTGCCGTTCACTAATACCGGGGCAATCACCATCACGGCCAAGGGGACATATCGCGTGATTATCAACAACATTCAGGACGCCAACCGTTATTTCTACATCATCTATACGCCCAGTGGCACGGCGACGAACATCACGGTCGGGGCAAATCTGACGTTCCCGATTATGCGCCAGTAATGGCATCTGCGATTTAACCACAAACAAAATACCACCATGAAATATATTTGCACAAATCCGTTTCCGAATCCGCCCGGCAAGCCAATCGTCATCGCCGACATCAAGGATGAATCCGGCAAGACGACCGTGAAGCAGTCGCATATCACCGTGGACGGCAAGGAAGCCAAGGAACACGTCCACAAGGGCGCAATTTTCAACATCGGCACGGCCAGCACTTTTAGCGACCTATCGCCGGCTGAAAAAACCTTGGTGGCGCAACTGGTCGTGAGCAAGAAAATCGCCGAAGCCACTCCGCAGACCGTGGAACGCATCAACAAGGAAGTCGCCGCCGAGAGATTGGTTTTGGAGCGCGATGCCGCCCGCGATGCGAAAGCCGATCCGATGGCTCCGCTGCGTGAAATTCTGGCCGCGCTCGCCGAACAGAACGCCGCGATTTTGGCCGCTGTGTCCAAGAAGTAATTTGGGTTGCCGTTTGTTTATTCATAGTTCCGCCGCCGTCGAGTTATGTTTCTCGACGGCGGTTTTATTTTTGACTCCCGCTTAAAGTTGGACGCCGTTAAGAGGTTTAAAACTACCACGGCTAGATTAGTTTCTGGCTATTTTAATAACGCGACCGCGTTTCAACGGCGTCCATTTCCTTCGCCAGCAACGATTCGACCCAATCCGGCACATTTCCCCCCCCCGCGCACCGAAGTTGGCTAACCACGGCTTGCGTTTCAGCCCGTAGCGCGCGTTTTACAAATTCCGAGAAATCTTCCCCCCGATTCCATTCAATTCTACGCACGGCACGTTTATAAAATCCCACAAGGCTCAATGGCAGGCCATCGGCGCGTTGTGAGTTACGCGCAGCCCATTTCCATAGCTTGATTGGTTCAGGTATTGGAAGCTGGTAGTGAACCACGCCTGATTTTGAACGGTGATCTTTCATAATTTCAATTCTCCGTTATCCGCCTCGTTCGGCTTCATCGCGGCGAACGTCTCCGCAAAGTTGTATTTGCGGCGGTGGCTCTTCGGAACCGGCACGTTGGACTGAATGGTGAAGGAGACTTTTTTCATAAACAAAACTCCGGTTGCCGCTCCGCGACCGGAGCCTTGTTACGCCGAAGAAACTCCTTGGCGAGCGCGTAGCTTGCCAGCCGATACTGCCAGACAACACGGCTCTTGGATTCTGGCTTCTTCGATCTGCGCCAGTGCTCGGTCATCGTGAGTAGTCCGCGCAGTTTTAGTGGTAGCCACACGTTACCGATTAAATTCTTGTCCTCTGGGCGCACGAAGCTCAAGTCCACTTCGTCCGTGAAATGTGCGCCGTCGTTCTCAACAAAGAATTTCACCACGGCCACGGCGATTGCTAAAAGCTGCGGTGATTTCCAGAGCCATTGTTGCTGCGATGCGTCGGCTAAAACTTCGGTGGTGGTTCGGTCAGACATATTTTTATTTTATTTCGCAGCCATAATTACATGGCCGGTCGAGGTAACGGGCTGGTTTGGTGATTTGTTTCATATTAAATAATCTTGCGTGTTGGCTTCATTACCCCACGTCATCCACCCTGAACGTGGCCGGCGCGCGAACATTTCTAGCTTTGGCGTGGCAGTTGAAACCCGCTCGATGGCGGCATAGGCTGCGTCCGGTTTCGCGGAATGTTCCCCACGCGGCGCGATGATGACGGATGGCACGTTGCGAACGGGCGGCAACATGGTTTTCCCACGCACGCCGAACAAACAAAGTTCGTGTTGTCCGCGCAAATACTGGCCTATTCCAAAGCGGTCTTTGACCCACACAAGATTTGTGACATAGCGAAAACCAAGTTTTACCATAATGTCCAAGCCGAGCGGTAATCGGTTATTAGTCACCCAAAGCCACAAATGGCAATCGTCGGCTGGATTCCAGACCGGCGCATTTCGGATTACTTCAATCATGTCCTTGTCCTTCACGACGGAGTAATGACGCTGCGCGCCACGACATATCTTCCCCCCCCCTGTCTCTGCCCACGGCGGATCGGCGGCGATGACTTTGAACGGTTCGCTCACGGCTTTTCCCCCTCTGGCTTGAAGCCCCACCGCTTTGCGGCGGATGCCAGCCCCGCCTTGCGATATTGTTCAGGCGTGCGGCGTTTGGTCGGGCCGGTTGTTTTCCCCCCCTTGCTGCCCATGTAGGCGAACACGGCGGAGATTTGAGACTTTGTTGGCTTGTGTGTTTTCATTGGTTTAATTTTGGTTGGTGGTTTATGGTTATTCGCGTAAAAGTTTTACCGTCACCGGCCCTTCGCGGAAGTTCGGGCTGGTAATTGTGCCGTCCACAAAAGCCTTTTCTTTTTCAGTTAAGTTTTTCCACTTGGCAATCAAGATGCCCTTGCCGCGAATCAGCGCGACCGGCAAATCTCCGCAAAGCGATCCGGCAGAGTAACCGCGCGATGCGACAAAAGATTGCGCGGAATACAATGCGGCGAATGTTCCTTTTTCTGTAAATTCAATGGTTTGCATAGTTCAATTATTTTCAGATTTCCCCCCCGCTTTCCATCGGCAGCGCGTCCCAATACTCGGCGAACAATTCCGGCATGACTTCTTCCAAAGCGCGGCAGGCTTGGCGGAATGTCACCGGCTCGCGCTTGCCCGCCCCGTTGCATTGTTCCTGCACCAAGAGCGCAGCCGTGTAAGCGTTCGCCCAGATTCCCCCCGTCGTCCCCCGCCTGTGTTCGGCTTGCTGCTGCCAATAGTCTGCCCAAGTCTTTGCCAATTTCCCCAAGCGGCCAGACTCGTAACCGGCGCGGATGGCTTTGGCCGCGCTTGCTGGCGTGTGGTGGAATGATTTCACGATTGCACCTCGCTTCCAGTTGTGGACATCGCCAAAGGCAAGGCGAATGTGGTTAAACTCCGTCTTGAAATCGGCGAATTGCTTTTGCAGTTTCTTGGATGCTTTCATAACTCACTTCCCCCCTTTCGCGGTGGCGATGATGGAGCGGACAGCGATTTGAGCCGCTTCAACATTTTTGCGCGAAGCTGTGTTGCCGCTTTCCCCAAACATTTCCAAAACGGTGACTTCGCGGTCAAGACTTTCCAAAGCCGCCAGCAATTCCAAGCCAGCATCGCGCAATTCCGCATCGTCGCACCATTCCGCCGAATTGTAGCAAACCACATTCAGCGCCATTTTGCACAGGCACAACGCTTCTTCGCGCTCCTGTCTGGCGTCATTCAGAGCCATTTTGCAAAGTTTTTTGCCGTCGTCGTCACCGCAAAGGGCAATCGCCGTTTCAAGATACTCTGCTCCGGTGGCGTAGTCCCCACCATCGAGGCAAGCAATCGCGTGTTTTAGATTTGGCAGGAACCGTTTTGATTTGAACTTTTTGTCTTTTGTCGTTTTCATTTTCATTCTTTCGTTTTTGGCCTAACAAGGCCGGTTTGTTTTTTGCGTCTTGAATCCCTAACGCTTTTTTTGTTAATTCCCCAAATTCTAACGATTTTAGTTTGTCCTTAATGGTTTTACTGATTGACCAGCCATTCGCGGCACAATACCGGCTGGCGAATTTTCCCCGAATACGTTAATCCCATGCCGGCGATCCGCACCACCGACCCCACGCGGATTCTGTCAATCGCTCCGCCGCCGAATTTGCACGCACCCCGCGCCTCTCCGGTGACGGCATCGCAGATTTGCGCGCTTTGGGTTCCACCGGTGGCGGTCACACGGCAAACGTAGATTGATTCAACCTTATGGCAAAGCATAGAACCCCACGTATCACCCCAGCCGTGCGCGCAGACGCCTTCAAAGTTTCCGGACATCATGCACGCCTCAATAATTTCCGGAGCGATGACATCTGCTATGACTAAAGCACCGTCGCGAGGTTCGCGGCACAGTGTCGCGCAAAGCTCGTTCCAGCGCGTCCGGGTGGATTCGGTCAGCATATTGCGCCCGTTCAATTCTAAGAGCGTAAAGGCGGCAAAGAACGAGCCATGCCGCTCAATCCGTTGGCGGTCGTCATTGGTCAGGAACGCGCCAGATTTAGCGCGCACCAACTCCCCAAGCAAAACGGCATTCCCCACGCGCCTTGTGGACAGTTCGCCGTCATATTTGCGTTGAATGAGGTAATCAACCGGCGACCAGCCGCGCGCCTCGGCTAGTGTAACCAGATGTTTGCGCGGATGCGGCAGCACCTCGGCGAGCTTGGCAGCATCGCCGCCGAAGGGCACGCCGCTCGTTTCTTCCGTGTAACCCTTGGCGGTTTTCTCGCGGACAAGCGCGGCGAAAATCTTTTCCGCCTCGGCAAGAGACACCGGCACGCGGGTTTTAGTCCCCTCGGCCAACTTTGCCCCACGCTTTCCGAATTGAAACTCTACGCGGTAGGCTTTCCCGCCGCCGTCCACGTCCACGACCTGCGCGAAATAAACCTTGTCGCTGTTGGTGGCAGAATCCCGGTAAAATAGTTTGATTGTTTTCATTGCTTCTTAAATATACCAAGCGGCTTGCGTTTCGTCAAAGGATATTTTTGCCTATTCGATAGTTTTTTCCGCCAACATAGAAAACGGACTGCCGGCGCTAATTTGTTGGTTGCCGTTGAAATACTGCGCGGCATCCTTGTCCTGTAATTCCTCGGCTGCTTGTTCGCCGCTCCGCAGCCAGCCCTTTAGCCGGCCATGCTCGACGTTTAGCGCAAGGATGAATTTTTTGTTTAGGCGCAAATGAAGATTGCCGTTTTTGAACGCCTTCACGTCAAACAATGTTCCAAAACCAACGCGCCCGGTCGTCACGGTTTTGTCACGGAAGAAAAATTCTTCCGTCTGTCCGCTCCTCCAGTTGCCTAGATTACGGAGTGAATAAGTCATGTCTCCGCTTGGATCAAAACCGAGATTGCGGGCAATCGTCCGCAAGTCGCCGATAAATTCCGCCGCGCGCTGGTCTAGCTCTTCACGTCCCCAGCGGTTTTCAATCCCCCCCATGCGATGCGTCACGATGCGGTAATCTAGCGCGTAATGCGTGTTTTTCACTTCCGGCTTTCCGTAACGCCAGCCGCTTTCCTCCCACGTTTTTTTGTTGGACTTGTAAAGCGTCACGTTGCACTTGGCTACCATGTTTTCATAGACCTCTATCAACTGCGAATCAATGTAACTGTTTGCGTTTTTGATAACCCACAAAACGACCTCCAGAATGTTTGAAACGGTAAAATCAACCGAAACGTGCGAATGTAGCCGCCCCAAAAGTTCCTTGCGGCTGGCACTGGTCAATCGGCTGGTGATGGTTCCGAGATTGCTAAAAAGTTCCATCCAGTAATCATTCTTCAAACCGTTTAACCGTTCCTTTAGACATTTCAAGATTGTTTTTGGCTCGATGGCGAACTCTTTCAAAAGCTCGGCGTCCAGTTGCGCGCAAAGCTGATAATTCTTGTAAATCTTCGACATTTCGGCGTTGTAAAGCCCCACCAGCGTTTCGGGATAGTTGGCCCCGACCACCAGCCCGGAGAACTCCGGGCGTTTGGCTTCTCGGTATTCTTCCCGCTCGGCCTTGTCCCCCGCCGGACGTGCTTCGCTGGCTTTGAACTTGTTAATCAGGTCGGCAAATTGTTCTTCAAAGAAACGGTTAAAGGCGTCATCTTCCCCCCGCTCGTCTCCGTAAGTTTCTTTGCGGTCACTGCGGCGCATATTGACATCAATAAGATGCACCACGGAGCGGGCGCGGCGATCCTCGGCGTCGGCAAAATCAAACTTGCCCACAATGCGCGCGGACACGTCGCGGAATTTCAAAGCGTCTTTGATGCGCTGCGAATTTTCCCACCGGCACGGCAGCACCAAATAAACATTGCGAGAAGCGGCTTGCCGGATGATTTTTTCTGCCCAGATTTCATATTCCGAGTAAGGCGGATTGCAGAAAATCACGTCCACGGTTTTAGACAATAGGCTTTGTTCGTGAAAGTCGGTTCCGACAATCAAAATATCCTTGTCTAGTTCGGCGCAAAGGATTGGGCTTTTCTCAATGGCGTGCAGGCTGTCAATTCCGCAACGCTCTTTGATGGCGTTCAAAACTTTTCCGTTCCCCGCGCCGATGTCTAAAACGCTGCTGTGTCCGTAAATGTTGCTATCGTTGTCATTTTTAAGGCTTATGCACCGGCAAAGTTTATCAATTATTTCATTCGTCGTCGGGTAAAATTCCCCATCTTGGCCGGCTTGCTTCAACTCCTCGACAAGCGGCGAAATTCGCTTTTGCGGTTCGCTGTTTCGGGCCAGTGGCACGGCTGGACAGTCACAATCCACCACGCGCGCGGCCTTGTAACTGTCCAAGACGGATTTCCCCACGCCTTGCGCGTAGTATTCAGGAAGGCTTAAAGGCTCGGCGGGTTTCTTTTCTACGGTTACGCCAATCTGTTTTGCCTTGTGCCGGATAAATTCGGATTCAATCGGGCATTGATCCCCCGCGCGACATTCGGCGGAATAATCTTGCCAGAGTTTGAACACTGCCAAAACTTCAAGACAGGATTCATCGGCAATCTTTCGCATGGTGGCGCGGAAAGCGGGCGCAGTTTCGGCGAAAACTTCCGCCAATCCAGACGGATTTTTTTCTTCCGGCTTCACCGGCTCATCAGCAATGTTTGCAACTGTCGGCACGCCAGCCCCCGCAAGCTGGTTTGCAAAGGCAAGATTTTCCGGCGTGTTTTTGTGATACCAGCAGGAAGAAAAGCGCGACCAACGCCAGCCAGCCGACTTGAGTTGCGCGAGAACTTCCGCCGCCGGTTTGCTGGCGAAATGGATTTCGATGCCGTTTTTTTCCGCGTTGGTTTTCACGGTGGCACCGCTGCCGGCGGAAACGGTTTCCGCTTGCGTCGGCGCGGTCGGTTCCGGCTTGGCTTCCGGCTGATTCCCCCCGCCGTTGGATTTGAACACAATCCGGCACCAGTGCAAGCCCTGCCGAGATTGATAATTTGAAAATGCGACTTGATCCGCTGGCGTCATCTGCTCGGTTTTGTTGTAAAATCCTTGACCGTAGGTTTCAAAAAGTCGCTTGAACGTGTCGCAATCTTCGCCAGCAAATTCTTTTTCATCCACGCGATCAAACTCCGCGCCCGCCGGCCATGTGGTCAGTTTCAAAAGCTGGTTTATGTGCTGCTGTAAATCGCGGTCATCATTTTCCCCAAGCAAGCCGAGGGTGTATTGGCCGGCGAACTCGATGCCTTGCAACTCGCACAAGCTGCGCCCGATGGCGTCGTGCAATTCATTCGGAAAGCTGCGTTGCTCCATTACATATTTTGCCCCGCCGTAAATGTCCGGCCATTGGTTGCCGCTGTCGCGGTAAATATCTTCCATCCCGTCAAAGTGTCCTTCCTGATATTTTCCGGTTATTTTCTCAACCGCTTCTTTCGTCGGCCCGGCCTGCCAATGAACATCAATAGAATTTCCCCCCGTGTAGCTGTCGGAAGTCACAGAGAATTTAATGCCAGGAAAAGCCCGTTTCAATTCGGCGCGAATGTTCTTTGCGCCCAAGACATGCGACCGGCAACCGCTGGCGGTAGTTTGCAGGAAAGCAAATTCAATCGCCCATTGCGCCCGCTGTGCGGCTTGCTGCTCGGCTTTGATAATCGCGGCGGCGGCTCGCTCGGCGTCAATCCTCGCTTTGTTTTCCCCCGCCGTGCGGATGGCGTCAATCAGTTCGTCCGCGCTTAAAATCCGGTTGCCCATCTGCCAGCCGGCGTGACCGTTGCTGTCCACTTCGCGCACTTGTGCATCGTGTCCATCTTCCAAGCAAAGCGCGCGCATGGTTCCGGGCGTGGTGTAATTCGACGGAGGCAACGGGCCAAGAATAACAAACTCTTTCAGCGGGTTAGCGCGATCCTCATAAGTGATTATTTGCCCAACGGCTAAAGGCGTTGCTGGCGTTTCCATTTCCTCAACAAGCCGCCCTTGTTCGTTCAAGTTGTAAGTGGTGATTTTCATATTTTTTTATCTCTACCGGAAACCGCCGGCACGGGTTAATTTTTCAGTGACAATTCAGTTTATATCAAACGGTTTGTTTTATGTCAATTATTTTTTAATTTATTTTCAAATATCTGCCGCCGCGAAACTCGGCACAAATTCCCCCCGCATCAAAGCCGCCAGCCGTTCGCCCGCTTCAATGATATTTGCCAGCGCGCTACCTTTGCGCGGTGGGATTGGAGGCAGCACCACCGGACCGGAAACTTCGCGGAAATTTCCATTAATAACTTGCCCGGATTCGTCTTTGCGGATTGCCATGATTAGAACAGGCTCGGTTTTCGGTGCTGGCGCGGACTGCTGTTGAATTGTGACCGGCGCGGCGTCATCTTCGATTGATTCAAAGGTTAAATCCTCGCAAACCGCGCGCAATGCGTCGTAATCAGTGCCGACAATGGCAATTCCCCGCGTGAATATCGCCGCTGATTTGGTTAGGATTTCAAACTTTGTAATGATCCCCCCCGCAACCGTAACCCGAATGTCAGGCGCAAAAGCTGCATTAACCTTTTCCAAAACTTGCGCGGTGCTGATTTCAAACGGCTTTGCTGGCTCTGGCAATTCCCCCCGCACAGGAACCACGGCGGAAAGTTTAGCGGATCGGATCGCCGCACGTTGCGCCTCCCGCTTGGCGTGATTGGCTTTCAACTTTTCCGCCAACGTCAAGACGGCGGTTTTTAGCGGTTCATCGCCGGCAACATTCCCCACGCTGGCCGGTTCCGGCATAAATGTTTCATAAACTACCCACCCACGCGCAAGTTTGCCGTTCAAATAGCCTTTTACATGGTGAAACGGCTTGCCGGCGGCAGATTCAAAAGCGTGTTTCTTTCGGTTGAAATTTCCGACAAACCGAAAATTCAAGCCGTCATTATTCACGAAAATTTCCCCAACATCAGCAAAGCCGAATTGAAAGCGGGCAAAGCCTACTTGGCGCGGATCATCGGCGGATGTTCCCCCCGCGCTAGGCTGGCTTTCCGGCTTGGCAGTCTCGACATTGGCAACCGGAGCGGGCGCAACGGCGGCAACGCTAGGCGCGGCAATCGCCGGCTCTCCATGTTTCGCCGTTTCAATTTCACGCTGGCGAGCGCAAAGTTTATCATTTTCCAAAATCTGCAACTCCAGATTGGCAATGTAACCCGGCAAAACATCATCCAAAAGGGACAATTCCCGATCTGTCATTGGCCTGTTTTCATCGGCATATTTCACGGCCAATGATTCGAGTATGCGCTTGGCTTGGTTGCGACGGGCAATCAATGGCTTGTAAACCGGCACGGTGATAATGTCAATTTCACCACAGCTATGGACATTGGAAACCGGTTTGCAATCGCTTACAATGGCCTGCTCTGACGCAGTATCTTTGACAGGGTATGCTTTTGCATAGGCCGCGCGAAATTCATCACATTGGGCAGGATGGACAAACGCAACGCCTTTCGGCAAATGTTGCAAGGTGTATTCCTGCAATGTCGGAATTTTGGCCGGCGCAATCGCAGTTTCATCGCTAATCGTTTCCGGCAAACTTTCCGCCGGTATTTCTGCGGAAACTTCCTGCTCTTCAACCGGAGTTTCGCTTGCCGGCTCGACATTACAGGCACCATCCAATCGCATTGGCATAGTGACTGAAATCCAAGGCTCATTTATCTTCAAAACAATTGGACCTAAAACCTGCCCGGAGTTTGGCTTTTCAAATTCTGCCGTGATTTCATCTGTGTCAACTGCTGCAATCGCTTCCCTTAAATAGCGTGGATTTATCCCAATATAAAAATCCGGCCCCTTGTAATTGATTGCAACGCTGATCCGGCAATCGCCCCGCTCTGGAGAATTGGATGAAACAACACACTCATTTTTGCGAAATTCAAGTTTTATTGCATTGGCTTTTTCGCTCGTTTGAATTTCCGCAGTTTTAACTGCGTCAAGTAATTCGACTCGGTTAAAACTGATTTCTTCCCACGCTTCGCCGGGAATCACTTGCCGGTAATTCGGATAATTTCCTTTAATAAACTTGGAATAAATTTGCACGCTTTGAACGCCGGAATTGAATGAAAAACAACCGTTGCAACTCCCAAACTGGATTATTACTTCGCCGGAATTTTCAACCGGAAAAGGATTTTTCTTTGTCGCCTTTTTCGCCTTTGGCAGTGATGAAAGAAGCGTGTCAACGGCCTTTGCCGGCAGAATAAATTCTGAATTGCCAGCGCACCCCAGCAATGACTCTATTTTCGCAACGGTAGAGTTTTGAAAATCGCGGATTTCCCGTGCCGCGCGCCGGGCCAAAATGTTTTGATCGCAATCGTTTGTTTCAACTAGCTGCTTTGCTGAAATCCAAGCATCATTAGATTTTTCAAACTTCGCCTTTTGAATTGGCAACGATTTTTTTAACGCTGCAATCTGTTTTTCCGACATCGGTTTTTTGCCTAATTTCGCCAGCATATCAGCTAACGCCAATCGCCGGCCATCGGTTGCGACAATGGTTAGCTTGTCGTCTTTGAACGCGAAAAGCACCCCGTTCAAAACATAGCGGCTTTCATCGGTGGATATGGCAAACGATACGCGCTTTAATGCCGTTCGTAAATCGCTAGTCCTAACGCTCGCTTGGCGCGGACGTAGCATTTCAGGCATCGGCGGAAACTCGTTTGCCGGCAAACCAGCCAGCGAGAAGTTGCTGCCGTTGCGAATTGCGACGTTGCTTTTCTCATCAGAATCAAACTCAACATCATGGTGGCAGGATTTTAGGATTGCCAGCAAGCGAGACGCCGGCATTGTGACATCGCCGGGAAGAAAAACCTTAACGCCGGGTAAAGTAATTCGGCTGGTAATATCCAAGTCCGTAGTGGTAACGGCCAAACTGTCTCCGCTCGCCTGAAATAGCGCATTGGACAGAATAGGAAGCGAATTTCTCCGTGATACGGTTTTGCAAGCCAAAGTTACGGCCTGCGTTATAGTTTCAACTGCGATTTGTGTTTTCATTTTGTTTTTTTACCGGTTGCCGCCGGCTCGGTTGTTATGTTGTTATTGGTTTAATTGATTGATGCTTCTTATGCCCGACGCGCACGGAGTTTGAAGCCGCAATTCACCCCAAGTGGGGCTTGCTCCTGCTTTTTAATAATCGAAATCGCAGATTGCGGAGTTTTCGCTTCGATCAAAGCCCCGGTTGATAGCCAGATTCCACTTTGATTTTTCCGCATGGCATTGCGCTCATCGGGGGTGATATTTTTGGTTTTGTAGTAGTCAATTGAGTATTTCATATTATTTTCTTTGGTTGGTTTGTTTGTTGGTTATTTGGTTATTTGTTTTGAACGGCGGCAAGGTTGGCGAGGGATTGATTTAACTCATGGTCAAGCGCGATATATTCCGACCGCGTGCCGCCGCTAGTAAAATGCGATTGCATTTTAATCGTCAAATCCGCCACCGCCAACAGCGCGGCGTGTTCGGTTGCTGCTGATTTAAGCAAAGCTTCAAAATCATTATCTCTGCCAATTTTTCCAGCCTGAATGCCGAATTTTTTCCATATTGTCGCACGCTCGATCATTTCAGAAATTGCGCCCGTCGCCTTTTCTTGGTTTTGTGTTTTCATAATTTTAGAGATTGTTGGGGATTTTGGCTGATTGATGATTCATGCTCTCCGCGCACGGAGTTTGAATCCGCAGTTCACCCCAAGTGGGGTTTGCTCCAGATTTTTTATAATCGAAATCGCAGATTGCGGAGTTTTCGCTTCAATCAAAGCCCCGGATGATAGCCAGATTCCACTTTGATTTTTCCGCATGGCATTGCGCTCATCGGGGGTGATATTTTTGGTTTTGTAGTAGTCAATTGAGTATTTCATATTATTTTTGGTTTAGTTTTTTGTTTGTTTACAATGTTTTACTTTCACCGTGATTTAAGTATTACACAAGCCGTTTGAATTGTAAAGCGGAAAAGAGAAAATAAATTAAGATTTTTTTAGCCTTGGAAACATTGAACAAAATCACTACTATATTTAGAATTGTTCTAAATCTAAACCGAATTTAATCCAAAAAAGAGGCGAAAAACATTTTGTCTTGACACCATGAAAAACGACAAGTTACCATTGCTCCCGCAAGATGCCGCCAACATTTCAACGCCACGCCCCACAATGCGCCACCACCGGAGCGACACGTTAAGCCAGCCAAGCCGCAAGCCGGCAACTGGGCGATCCGTTACAAGCCAGTTAGCTAAAGCCAGCCCGCTAAAGTATCAAAAGCAACGCTCGGTTTAACTAAAGTTGCGATAACGCTAAATACAACTTTATTGTTAAATGTTGCTTTAACGTAAATGTTGAATGTGGTTAAAGTAAAGTCGACAGCCAATCAACATGAATTAAAGATGCACAATATATCTTTGCCATGCCAAAATTTTATGTTTGTTTATAGCCGCGATTATCGCCAATGTTTCCAATGGAATTATTTAATGATGCACAATAAATCAACAACAAAGCCGCGAAAACATTGATGAATATAATAACGACCGATGGGGTGGGCATAAGGATTCTTTTCAATGTAAATCGTTGATAGCTAGTGACGGAACGGCTTGGTTTCCTTGTGCGTGGTGTTTTTTGATGAAAATTTACTGACTTATTTTCAGATATTGACTTTTGGGCAATGTTGAATGGAAGTTTCTTGCACAATGGACACGTCCGGTTTGCGGGCGGTGATTCCTGATTTGGTGGCGTATGGGCGTCGGACTGTGGCTGAACAGTGCGTTACAAGCATGGGGATGATTTTGCAGGACACGCAAAACTTTGGGTCTAATCCGATACCGTTTGTGGATGTGGGCAGGATGGATCAGGAATTGGATGCGATTGACCACGTTTCAAAATCGAAGGTGGACGGGCTTTCTGGTCTTCCGTGGACGGAAGCAATGATGATTGCCGTTCAGCGGACGAATCCAAACTCAAAATTCAGTGTGATGACCGGAAATAGGTGGCCGCTTATGAAGCCAGGATTTCCTCGCGGTTCAATTCAAAATTGGCGTTATTTCGCCAATGCGGCCGACCGCATGACTGCCGCGCGCCATTCATCGGGACACTTCATTCAATCTGGTTTCAAGGGGCCGATTGAGCAATGTATTACCAGCGCCTTGTTTAAGAATCGCTACCGCGCACGGACGGCATTGGCTCCTGCCAACCCGCTGAACACGCTCGATCCGTCCGAACTTGGGCGGCTGGACATGGCTTCGCCTGAATCAGCAAATTTTCAGGTGACGGCGGAAAACAACATCGGCGAGAACGGCGGCAATGCGGTCTTGGACGCAAAACACGCAGAAGCGCGGGACGCCTACGCATCTGGGCCGTTGCAGGGCGCGATTGACAAGGAAACTGCCGCCTGCGATGTCGAATTAGAGCGGCGCATTGCGGAGAAGTGGCCGGTTTTCAACAAAATGCTGTCGTGATTTGACTTTCAGTGTTTTGTGAATGTCGAATCTGCGCGATAAAAATGACCGTGCCGTGCGCGCGTTTATTTCACCAACCGTAAAAGGCATTGGTGATGGGATTCCAATTTACATTTCGCTTGACCCGGAAACGCGGGACGTGACGACCGGGCCGGGATTGGTGGATGTTCAAACTGGAATGGGGACAGAATCACCCAAAGGCAGCGGAAATTATACGTTCCGAGTCCGAGTCCGCGCAAAAATTCCAGCGGTGACGCAGCCAGGGCAACCGGAAAACCAAAACCACTCGGCCATTGGCGCGCTGGCGGACGCGATTTTTGGTGCGCTGCACCAGTCAGACAACAATCAGGACTATGCGGCGACGGCGAGGCTGATAACGGTGGCGGGAAATGCGTTGACGACGGACGGAACCGGAAATAATGACGACATGGGCGACTATTCTGCGATTTCGATTACGCATGACACCGAGGGAGGCGACAAGACCAACGCGCAGGGCGAAGGATTAAATTTTATCGAGGTTGCCGATTTTCAAATGAATATCGTCGGCTTCGGAGGATATTGGAACTGAATTTTATGGCTGAAACAGAAAAACCAGCGGCGCGCAAGCCCGGAACACCGCCGCCAGTGCCGGACACGTCCGAGAAATGGTCATTTCGTGAGATTCGTGCCACGCGAGAGAAGATCATCGCAGCCATCAACGATGCTCGGCTGACCGATCCGAAAACGCGCAAGCCGGGAACGGAACCACTGCCGGAGCCGATTAAAAATTATTTGATTTGGATTCTCGATAATCTCGAAGGTGACGTGTTTGTTTTGGACGGTCATGTTCACGCCGCCTCAAAAACCGAATGGATGGAACACTTACATATTAAAAAATTCTGCTGATATGAAAAAAACACTTATTTTTTGTGCCTGCCTGCTGTCAATTTCGGCGCAGGCCGGGCTTACTGTCGTCAACACGCTTAACCCGACCACACTGGCCGGAACACCATCGGTGCTGGTGACTAATAATTCGTCGCCGGTCATCGTCGGGTATGCCAGTTTCCGGTTTAGCCCGAATTTTGTCATCAATCAAGGTGGGTTGAATAACACGAACAGCTTTGTGAACTACACCAAGTTGAGTTTTGACACCAACGCGGATTTCGGGGTGGTGGTTTCAACAAACCTTTTTTCGACCACCAATGCGTCTGCGCTCACTGTTCCGGCTCCGACCAGCCAGACAATTCCTATTTACGGATGGACGCAGACCGTGGTTTCAAACAGCACCGTGGTCTGGCAACAGGTCGTCACCCAGACTCCGTGACGGTTGACTTTGACAAATTCTTGAATGAAGACATTTTTTATCGCGCTTTTTTCCTTGGTGGCCGTTTCCGTGGTTACTGCGGCTCCGGTTCTGGTCGGCGGCTCGCCGTTGGTGGTCAATAACACGTCATCGAACTGCGCGGCGGCAACCAGTTTTGCCTCGCCGCCGGCAATCCAGAATTTTAGCGTCCAGCACGGCGCATTAAACAGCACGAACGACATCACGCTTTCCGTTTCCAACACGCTCGACGGTGTGAACTACGTTTATGCCTACACCTGGCATCCGGCCAACACGAACGCCACCACGGAATATATCAATCCGTTTCAGTTCACCAACAATCTGACGCGGGCGACCGTCACCACCACAAATTCGCAATCAGTTATCATCAATTTTGGAAACTAATTTTATGTCTGATTCAAATACACCCCTGACGCCCGCACAGGAACGCAAAGCGGCCAATGACGTGAAACTCGCGGAACTGGAAGAACTGCTTTCCGCACTGTCGCCGGAAGATCGCCGGTTGCACTTCTTTGAAAACAAGGACGCCGCATCGCTGGAATTGGTGAATCTGCTTTCGCAGAAAGTGGACGGCATCAAAAATTCCGCAGACCGAAAGGCATTTTTCTTGGCGCATCCCGAACTGGAAGTGCGCTACTCGGCCAAAAACTTCATCAAATAAAAAATTATGATACCTGAAATTCTTGTCGGCCAAGCCGTGTTGCACGGCATTCAGAATGACGGCACGCAGATTGGCGTGAGTCCCTACGCCACGTTCGTTTTGAACAAAATTGGCGGAGCGCACCAATTTGAAATGAAGTCGCTAAAGGACGAAACCGACTTTACCGCCGCGATGATTGCCGTGGACGAAGGCAACGAGATTGACATTGACCTGACGATTTCAGCCGGCACATCCGGCACGCGCGCGGCAGCGGCGGCTCTGGCCGTCTATCCTTCGCCGCTCCAATCCATCACGCTTTCTCACCTGAAAACGCAGGGGACGTTCGCCAGTTCCGGCAATACGAGCGTGAAGCTGTTTGATGGGCTGTTTTCCTACATCGGCGGCGCGAAGATTGACATGAGCCAGTCCGATTTTGTGAAGCTGACCGGCATGAAACTCAAGAAATGGGCGAACGCCGAGCAAAACACCAGTCTCAATACGGTGGTTTCTGGCTAATCGGACGCAAAACGACATTCAAGGCGCGGCGAGAAATCGTTCGCGCCTTTTTAATTAAAATGCACGAACAAATTTTAGCGCAGGCGGTGATGCCAACCCCATACCGGATCATGGGGCTGGACATGATGCCGTATTCGCTTGGCAACGAGCTACAACTGTTCCGCGAAGGCTCGCCGTTTCTTTTGCTCGACCGGAAGAAGTTCAATGCGCTCGGATTTGAAAAACAATGCCTCGCCGTGATTCGCGGGGTGAATGTGTGCTGCCGACAATCGCCGCGCTGGTTCAAATTCTGGGGCTGGCTATATCGCCCGCGCACGGCGGAGGAATTGGCCTTGATTGTGGCGGATTTTCGGAATTATTTGAACGATGGACGGCTGCAATTCCGTGCCGACTTGCCGCAGTCGGACGAGGGTGGAGGACGCTATCTGGGCGAGCCGGAAATCTTGCGGCTCTATCGGTTTGTCTGCGCGCACATCCCGGTTGAAGAACGGCAGATTTGGGGTAAGACGGCGTGGGATTTCCCGTATTCCTTTGCCAAGATGCTTTCGCAGGGACACGCGGAGAGCAATGGCTGTCTCGAAATCTACAACATCCAGAAAAAGGCGCACGACGACTATCACACGCAATGTCAGGAAGGCCGCGATGCGTGGACGGCGGCAGGCTTGGACATCGCCAAGCGGATCGCCGCGCTGAAAAACTATCCCATCATCCGCGAACTTGCGGGCTTGGAAGAAGAAGTTGCCAACTTTGAAAAGGAAATCGTATGCCCGGCTTAATTGTCACCCTTGGCGGCAGCAGCACGCCCTATGAGCAAATGCTGGCGCGCAGCGTCACGCAAGCGAAGGCGGCTGGCGTCGCAATTCAGCGGGAATATGAGCGGACACAGGCGATTATCGGACGGCGCATTTCTCCAATTCAGAGCATGGAAGCGATGAATCCGGCTTCCACGCTCATCAACAAGCAGGCAATCACTTCCGCCGAGCAGGATTATGTGGCGTTCTGGGAAACGACGCTCGCCGCGAAGGCGGCGGCGGACGCGGAGCAGGTAGCCATGAATCAGGCGAAGTTGGAAACCATCGTGGCGCAAGAGAAGGCGGCGGGCGTGGAATACGAAAGCGACCGAGCCGCGCAACTGGCCGCCGAGGACATTCTTTATCACGAAGAAGTCGCCGCGAAGGCGGCGGCGGACACTCAAAAATCACTCTACAACGCGATTGCGCTGGCTAAGATTGAAAAACAGGAAGCTGATGCCCTTGCTGCAAAAAAACTGATGGACGAGGAAATGGTGGCATCCAACCGGGCTGCAAATCTCGCCATGCTCGCCGATTCCGCCAAGGGCAACTTCGGACAAGGCATTCACGGCACTGGCGCGGGCGGCGGCATTTCAGGCATCATGCGGGAAACGCTGGTCATTTTTCGTGAAATCGGTCGCGGTAACATGACGCGCGTGCCCGGCTCGCTGCTTTTGTTGCTTCAATACACCGGGATGTTGAACCTGATGATGAAGGGCGAGAAAACGGAAGCGTTACTCGCGGCGGCAGCGCAGGAAAAACTCGCCAAAAGCACGGCACGGGCGGCGCTGGCGGCGGAAGCCAAGGTTCGCGCCGCCAAGATTGCCGCCGGGATGGATGTCCGCAGCCCAGAGCTTCAAACTGCGGAAGCAGAGGCGGCAGACGCCACCGCCGCCGCACAGGCGCGGCGGGCAGAGGCTACCACCGTGGCTGCAAACTCTGATGCGCTTTCAAAAGAAGCCGCCATCGCAAACGTTACGGCACTTGAAGCCGAGCGTGACGCCGCCATCAAAGATGGTGTTGCACAAACCTTACGGGCGCGCGAAACCGCCGCCGCCGCCGCCACAATTCAAGCGTCTGCCGCAACCACAATCTCCGCGATTGGATTGATGCTCTTGCCCATCGCTTTGTTGGTTGCTGGAATTGTGGCGTGGTATATCGCCATCGATCATTTGATTTCGATTCTGCACGCAAAAAGAGAGGAATTGGAATATGCGATGGAGGCGCAGGACAGATACTCAATGTCTTTGGCTGAACAAATTTCAGCCGAGGAGCGTTTGGCAGAGGCGATTGACAAGACAACCGACGCCCTGCGGAAAATGAACGAGGCTAAAAACCAGTCGGTTGAAATTACGCAGGATGCCATTGAAGCGGCCAATGCCGAGGCCGACGCGCGAGCAAAACTTTACGAAGCCGCCACGAAGGGGAAACTTCTGGACATCGAAATTGCGGAAAAGACCGGAAGAATAACGCACGCGGAAGCGGTAAAACAAAAAGCGGCGGTGGAATCGCAGGCGGTGGCTGACAAGGCGGCGGCGCAGCAAAAAAAGCTGGATAATGAAGCCTCCATAGCCAATGCCGCTGCAAAAAAAGCCGCTGCCGACAAAACCGCCGCGCAAGCCGCGTTTCAGGCACAGAGTGACGCCAATAATAAAAGCCCGGAAGCTCTTGACCGCAAAAAAAAGCTGGAAGAAGCGGAGAAAATCAAAAAAACGGCGGCGGAAGATGCTGCCGACGCCAGAAAGGAAATTGCCAAGGCGGTTGGCAGCGGCGCGAAAAAGAAAGACATTGACGCGCTTAAAAATGAAGAGCGCGCGGCGGAAGATGCCGAAAAGAATGCGGAAAAACTGATTGTAAAATTAAAGGCCGCGATGAAGCCTGGCGAGATCGCCCAAGAAAACGCGCAGCGTGTGGCGGAAGAAGCTACAAGTGCCGCCACCGCCCTTGCCGAAAAAGCCAAAAAAGCGACAACTGCCGCCACTACCAATGCCGCCAATTCGCCCGCCGAAGTTGCGGCAGAGCAGGCAAACATTGCCAAGCAAGCGGCATTAGACGAAGCCGAAGAACCGGAAAAAAAGGCGGGCGGATTCAGATCTGCGAACAATGTCACCGAGCGCGAGCGCATCGGCCTTGGCGCGGCGTCGAGCGTTCAGGTGTCCATCTTGGACTTCACCAAGAAAATTGAGGAACACACGCGCGATTCCAAGGCGGTGTTGAACTTCATCCACACCCACATGAAAGAAAACGAAGGGAGCTTTTAATTATGGGCAATCCTATTATTGTCGGAAATCCTTCACCGCTCATGCAAAAATGGTCGGTGAAGTGGTCGCCCACGACCGGCGGCGATTTCAGCGAGAACCTTGTCGGAACGGACATCAATCAGATGCTAAATCTGGCCGGAGCAAACGCCGCCGCAGGGTTGAATGTGGATGTTTCGTTTTCCAAAAACGTCGCGGAACTCACCATCAATTCCACCGACCCGACACAGTCCGGGTTTGCGCCCGTTTTCAGCAGTATCACGGACAAATGGGAAGTCGGCGTTGACCAAGAAAAGCCTGACTTGTTTGAAAACTCGAATTTCCTTTCTTTGTTCAAGACCGTAAATGCGTCCTACGGCACGAATGTTGACCAGCAGTTTTTTCAGTTGTTTAAGAAAATTTCCAGTGATTCAGGCTCGGCCAACTCTTATTGGGGAGATTTCTGCGATGCGCTTCCGCAAACCGATTTGATTTCAAACACGGGCACGGTCATTCCGCCATTTGATCCCGGCACTTACGATTCAGCTATGGACGAGGCGTTTTTCAACCTAGACAACCCGCTATGGTCAGGATTGACGGCATCGGCGGCGTTAAAATTCTTCTTTGATGAATACGCACGCGGGCGCACGAACTACGCGCACGGGAAATACGTCTTGAAACACACCACCATCGCGCCGCAGACCTATCAGGCGAACGTGACCGATTTCAACGTGGAGAAAATCTATTCCATACCGCAACTGTTGAGCGAGGCGCAAAGCTCTACGCTTTGGATTCTGCCGCTGCCCGGCTATCTGGCCTACAAGATTCTGGCCTACCCTGTGCCGGTGAATATGTCGCCAAACTACCAATGGGGGGCGTTGAAAATGCGGGCAAACGCTGTCATGTGTGCAAAAGGGAGAATTGAGATTTCACAGGAATACCTGATTGACGCGATTGCCGTCCCGACATACGGAACCTGGCTGTGAAAACTTTTATCCCCAAAAAACCGGTTGGCGATTCCGCGCTGTGGACGTGGCGACGTTGGATTTGGGATTTACTGGCCGGCGGCAATTTTCCTATCAAGGGCGACGGAAATGTAATCGTCCAATGGCAGCAGGGCGTTTATCGCATTAGTTCAAAACCGATGCCAAACGGCACCTACACATTCCCTTGGCAATCGCCGAAAGAACTTGATCCCACCGTGGCAGTCAGCAAAGACACCTTTGTTTATATCTCGCCGTTGAATCCGCTGGTGACGACTGGCTTGACGGATATTGACTTGGGCGTGCCGGTGAAGGCGTTGCCGGGCATCTGGCAGGCCGCGCAGGATGTTCCAGCGCAGACTTCCGACACGCCGCCGCAATACAACGTGCCGCAAATTCCTTATCCGGGCGGTGGCAGCGCACCGGTCGGAACGCCGTTGAAAGGCGACCTCGACGGCACGGGAGTTTATTGGATTCTTTGGTCGCAAGCCCCGATCTGCCCCAACGTCTAAACTTTTATGTCACAACTCACCTACTACAAATGCGAAGGCTGCGGAGAGATTATCTCTGCCGCAGATAACACATGGACTCGCCACCTCGGCTCTTTTTCCGGTATGCCTTCTTTGGCAGCCCCATCGCCGTTTCCGCAAGCGGCAGTTAATGGCGTGCGTCCGGTCACGATTGACCTGTGCGCCAATTGCGCGGGCAAGACCACGGTGGCGCAACTGGTCGCGATTACGACGGCTTTGACACCCAAATCTGCTACCGTTTCCGCCAAGCCAGCTAACGCGCCAATAGCTGCACCAACCGTTGCCACCGCCGTCAAGTAATCGCCTATGAGCGTCGGGGGCGATACCAGACCGTTCCGCGAGAAATATCCGGGCTACGCCACGGTGTTTCCCGGCACGCTTGCGTCCCACTACAAACAAGTTCTTGGCACGGTAAAGAAAAACACCACGCAGCCGAATCAGACCGACGCCACGCGGAGTCATTACGGCGAGATTGGTTATTGGGGAATGTTGGCTGGCGAAAGCGGCACAGGCTGTCCCGCCTCGGTTAATTTCTTCACTGATTCCAACAATTTTCTCGACCCGAATACCGGAAAATCCACGACGCCAGCCGCGCTCCGGTATGTCTATAATTGCGGCAACTGCTACAACGGCATTACCGACCCGATACGGTTGCAAGACAACGCCAATACTTTTTCGGCGTGCGATGCGCTGCTGGCGGTGACGGTGACGAATGGCGGCACAGGTTACACTGATGGCGACGTGCTGACGATTACCGGCGCATATCCAGAGACGATTAACGGGGTGGCGCAAGTGGCGACGTTCCGGCTCAAGGTGACGGCGGGCGTGATTCAAAGTGCCACGGTGCTTACGGCGGGCTGTTATTCTGGAATTGGTGCAAATGCGCTGACGGCGCAGACCACGGCGACGGGCGGCACCGGCACTGGCGCGACGTTCACTTTCACGCGCAAGGATGCTCAATACGACTTTGGCCGGTGCAACATTGTTGGTTGGGCGGCAGCGGCAGCGGCGCGGCAATGGCACGGCACTTACGGTTTTCTTGATGCGTGCTACACCTGCCCAACGGACAACACGCAGGGAAATCCGCCGCAGACGAAGTATCTAAAGATAACTTTCGATGATTGCGAAAATCTTGACCTTACGGGATTTGATGTAACAACCGTTCCATTGAGTTTGCCGTCTGACGACACCGGAAATGGTGGAACAGAAAATGGAGGCATAGTATTTGTCAATTCATCGCAATCTTTTTCTGGTAGTAATTCCGTTAATGAAAATAGTGGGGTTATAAGTTATGGGGTTGAAACTTATTCGCTTTCAGACAGAACGGACATTATTTGTAAGAATGGGATTCAGCTTTGGTATGATAGCCCACCAAATGTTGACGGCACATTTAAGCTGGATGGTAGTGGAAATACAGTGGCTGGCGATGGTTCCGATTCTCCGAATTATCCTAATCCTTTTTGCAATACATATGTAAACTCTTCCAGTTGGGAGGTATATGCTGATGGAGTTTTGATTGATTCTGGAACAACAACTCCGTCTCTGGATGCTGCTGATTATGACAACTATCAAAAAGAACATCCCGACTCAAACATCCTAGTTTCAATTCAAATAAGCAATTACACGCTAAACAACACTTATTTTGAATGGAGTGAACTGAATTGCTATTATATGGCTTATGCTCCAGCAGATGATTTAAAGCCGTCTAGGTGGTCTGAATGCGACAACAGAATTTCCAAGGGCACCATCACCCTTTCCGAACCGAATACGCCAACCGATGTCATTGCGGATTCAAACGAAAATCTCCTTTCTCCGTGGGTGTTGGTTGACCCTGTGCTGATGCCGCTGACGACGCAGCCTTTCGACGGCACGGTGGTCAAAGTTTCGCGGAATGAAGTTGGCACGAATGTCTCGCCAGCGAATTATGTGCCGCTGTGGATTGCGGGCGTTCCTCTCGTTGGTGGATTGCCACAAGTCTATGTTGACCCCAACCTCGCCGCGCTGACCGCTGGCGGCTTGACCGCAGGGCAAATTCTAGGCTTGCCGCTGGATAAAACCATTGGCGGCGATTACCCGCTGGATTATTTCATGCCGGATTACATTCGCTATATCTGCGAAGATTGTTCCGGTGGTGGAACTTCATCTTGGGACGAATACACTATTGGCGATTGGCGTAGTAACCACGCAAATTTGCCACCTCGCGCAACGCAGTGGACAAACACGCAAGAAGCGTTATTCATCAATACTGGCCGAAAGCAATTTATCGGGGGTTGGGTTGGAACGGAAACCGGCGACGACAACATTTGCACGACCAACGCATCGGATAAAATCTGGTCAACCAAATGGATTGAAACGAGCGTGCGCTTGCCGAGCGTGAATCATGCACGGCCATTTGGTCTTGACCGTTACACGCTCGATGCCACCAAACGGGCGTGTGTGGATTCCTTTGACGGCACTACCTTGACGACGCTGGGCAGTGAACCAACCTTTACCGCTGGCGATTTTCTGGCTTGCGTCGGCACGGACGCAGACGGGCTTTATACCTTCGACAGCATGAGTGGCACGGATTATTTGCTCACCTTTGTCAGCGCATTGCCCGACAACTTCCCGCCGTTGCCAACTGGCGACGTGAACGGGATTGTTGCCAAGATAAATTGGGATCATGTCCCTCCGATGGCCGGACGGTTACACATCATTTCCATTGCCGATAACGGTGACGGCACGGTGACGGTGACGAGTGACCCCATGCCGGTGTTGAATAAGGCCGATACGTTGAATCCGCTTTACAACGTGGATTTGAGCGACAAGACGATGACTCCGCTCGCCAAAAATCTGGTTCCGGCGGCGGAAATTCCTGATAGCAACGGCAACCTGCCCGGTTCGACATCTAGCACGCCCGGCCAGAAACCGCTGGGTGCGCCGGTGGATTACATACCCACGCCGTTGACCACCAGCGAGTTTATTTGCACCGCCGATTACGCCACGGTCAAAGATGCCGTGTGGCTGACGCTTTACGGCGCGATCCCAACCGCCGATACCAGCCCCGCGCCACCGGCAGAAGTCGCGCCGTGGTATTGGAATGATGACAAAGGCAAGGGCAACTATTGGATTGGTCAATGGTTTTACGAGAATCAGGTTTATTCTGATGCCGTTGCGGTGGAATATCAGAAGGGCTTTGTCTATTGCTCGCCTTACGCCATTGTGATTTCGCCCAACGCCACTGACACGCCAACCGGCGTCAATTACGCGGGCGTGCGCTATGATTTCTCGACGCCGTTTATCGCCGATGAGTTTTGCGCGTCGGCGCGCTGGATGGACGTTTGCCAGATGATGACTTACCCATATTGGAAAACTCCGCTTTGCTGTCCGTCGGTGAGTTCGCATCCGGCCAATTCCTATCCTTACGTTGAAGCGAGATTAATCATGCCGGGAGCGCACGCCCAGCCCGACAACGGCGCGGGCATGACGCAAACCGAGTCAGCCCCTTCCGGCGGCAACCACATCAATTACACGGTGGATTTGTCGGCGGCAACCGGACTGGGCAGCACGCCACCGATTGCCAACACCATATTCAGCCAACCGGCTTGCGTGCTTGCGCCAACGGGTGTTTATATCGCGCAACCGGATACCTACTGCTCGCCGTGATTTACCGTGGCAACCAAGCTGAAAAAGTGACGGCAGCAACCACGCCGATGACTCCAATTTCGGCGGAAACCATCGCGCGGCGAACGGCGAAGTGTGAACCGTGTCCATTCAATAACGACTGGCGGAACTGCGAACACAAAGGTTGCAAAACCTGTCCCGGACAGCAATTCAGGGTGGGCGGATTACGCGCCAAGATTGAGCGTCCGTTTGAAACTTGTCCTGATGGGTTGTGGTAAAATTGACTTGCAGTGTCTAGTGTGAGACTACGCTATTTCTTTGCCCTCGTCGTCCTAGCCTTCACCGCACAGGCAGGGACGGTCACGCCGACTTGGAATTTTCAAGATTATACCGGCGGCGCATACGGTTACAATTCCATCACTATTCAGCCGATGCTGCCCGTTTCGACCGACGGCGCGCAATACTACTTTGTTGGTGATCCGATTACGAAAAACACATCCGGCGGCAGCTTTACCACGAATCTTTTGAACGGGTATGCCTACAAAGTGACGTTTGCGGGTAGGTTCTCAAATTACTCGTTGACGAATTACTTTGGCACGAACGTAACCGGATCGGTAAATGCCGCCACCTACACCGCCGTTTCGACGAATATCACTACTGGATTGTATGCTTACAGCATGGCGGCCGCCGATGCTCGGTTTGCCTATGTCCTTATTGAAGGCACAAACAATTCGCTGGCGAACGGCGTGCTGACGGTCAAAACGAATTATTCCAGCGGTGGAGGATCGGGTGATGCGCTGGTTGCTGGCTACGGCTTAAGCCTGACGAACATCGGCGGCACGAACAACTTGAGCGTCCAGACAAACTTCTTTGACCTGTATGGCGACTGGTTCAAGGCTGTCACCTACCTAGCCACCACCGGCACAGTGTATCACGCGCAAAATTCCGACAACGCGACGATGGCGACCTACGCGACCGGCAGCGGCAGCGCGGCGAGCTACACTGGATCGGTCAACTACAATCAGGTGACGAATCCGCCCGCCATACCTTCAACCAACGGCTTTGTAACGGCGACAGTGACGAATGGCTTGGCGAGTATTGGTTACGTCAATAGTGTCAGTAACGTTCTAGCCGCTTCGATTCCATCAACGAATGGATTTGTGACCGCAGCCATCACCAACGGATTAGCTACCACCGGCTATGTCGCTCAAGCGACGAGCGGGATGGTGACGAACTTACCACCGTCAAACGGCAGCAATGACCAAGCCTTGTTGAGTGCTGCGGTTTCAGTTCCCAATCGCGTGATTATTCTGTCGCCGCAAACGACCTACTACGCCTCAAACTTGTTTATCACCAACCACATTTTCCTCGACCTAAACGGCTCGACCATCGCCATGATGAGCGGCGCGACCAACGCGCTCATTGATACCGGCGACAACAATAGTGACCAATCCGTTGTCAATGGCACGCTCGACGGCGGGAATACGGGAGATTTCGTTTATGGTTCAACCATTCCGATGCCGATAAATCATCCAGTGTTTCCGGGCTATGGCAGTTCCATGAGCAATCGTTTTGGCCTGACGTGGAACGCCTCGGCGGGCGGTCAAATCTCGCACCTGTTTATCAAGGGATTCAACGGCATCGGTCTGGCGGTTCGTTGCTGGCGCGGCACCGAGTCCATGAAATACACCAATTCGACGATTGATAACGTCACCGTGTTCAACAACTTCGCGGGCGTCGTGGATAGCGGATACGGCTTCCAATACTACTACAACCAGTTCACTCACGATCCCAATTCTTACGCCTACGACTCCGGCGAATACATCAATTTTCAAGGCTTAACTGCCAAGCAAAACGGCATCGGCTTGGCGATTGGCGCGGGCAACGACCGCATCACCGGCGCAATGGTGACAGACAACTACATCGGCATGATTGCTGACGGCGGGCCAAATGCGGCGCATGGAATATTTTCGGACGTGACGATGAACCACAATGTTTATCCCTTCGCGTTTGCCGGTGCAGGCGAGATTCGTTTCACCGATTCTTATTTGCAAGTCAACACCTACGCCGGACAGGTTACTTCGGCTTCGGCTTTGGATTTCATTTCATCGGCGATACTTACGGGAATTGTTGTCACGAACAAAACAGGCGAACCCAATCCTCCGAACCTTGGTATCTATTCCTGTTCCATTGGCGATACCATTACCAACTTGGTGTCAGTGCCCGCGCCGAACGGGACGTGCTACTTTTACGGGAACCACTACTCGGCATCGGGAGCCATATCGGATGGCACTGATACCAACGGTTGCGGCAAGATTACTTCTGCGGGCGTCACTTATGCGGGTGGTGGCACCAGCCTGAATACCAACACAGTGGCAGGAATTGTGAGCAATACGGTGACGACGAGCTATGTCGCTGGACTCGGTTATCCAAATCCCACAAACTTCAATCATGTGGTTGTTTCAAACAACGCATATTCCGGTGGGGTTACAATGGGAAGTATTTTTGTTAGTAGTTCGCTTTCGAGCAATTACGCGGTTATCGGAATGGCGTCCGATGGAATGACTCCGATATTTAAGGGCTACAACTTTTCCAGCAACCAAATTTCTCAATGTTACGTTTCCGGTGTTCCACTTGTCTTAAATCCAGATAGTTCGCCTGTTGGTGTTGGAAAACTAAATCCGACCAACACGCTGGACGTCGGTGGCACCATCGGCGACCAATACGGACAGTTGCCGCCGTCAAATTTAATCCAAACCAACTCCAACCAATTCACTTCATGGACGATTGGAAACAACTTGGACGGCGGGATGTTCACGAATCTCACGGCTGGCAACATCGTCGGGACGGTAGCGAACGCAAATTATGCCAACCAAGCCGGAAACGCTTACTCCGCTGGCATCGCTAACCGAGCGGCTTTTGCTGTAATCGCCACCAACGCGCCGGATGGCAACGCGATTGCCAGCTTGAACGCCGCGACGAACATTGCCAATGCTGCGGTTGCGCCCTACACCAACCAAGTCACGACAGCGGCAATCACTAACGCCAACGGTTTGACCACCAACAGCACGCTCAACGCCGCGCTGATTTCTGGTATTCTACCAATGGGGACTTTGACCACTGACACCGTGACCACCAACGGCGTGCTTTACTACAAGAACGCGACCACACGCGGCATCACCAACGCCCCGACGCTGAACCTTGCCAACTCGACGAACTACACCGGCGCAATCGCTTTGAGCCAGTTGCCTAGTCAGGTCTTGACCAACGGCGCGGCCTATCAGCCGACCAACGCGAACCTGACCACGCTGGCGACCTTGAACGGCAACTCGCTAACGAACATTAATCCGGCCAACATCGCTTCCGGCAACCTGCCCAGCACCGTTACCAACACCGCGCCGATTGCCGCGACGAATGTCACTGGAACCATTTCTGCGACGAATGTTCAAAACACTTATCAAGTAGTCAGTATCTATAATTATTCTGGCCTCAATGCGGGTCAAAACTTCTTTGCCACAGGGCCAGCCACGGCAGCCTCGTATCTCTATTGCCAGATGCCCGCCGGATTCACCGGAATCATCACCAATCTAACCATCGGCGAGCTTTATCCGCCGCTTGGTGTTGGGACTAATTTAGTTTGCTACTTCTACACCAACGGCGTCAGTTGCTCAAACTCCTACTCTTTTACCTACGTTGGGGGAACGACCTATCCAAACGTCCAGATGTCCACCAACGGTTCGTTGACCATCGCCAGCCCGACCGATTTGGTTTCGCTTGTGATATTTTCGTCTAATAGCACTCCGGCAATTCGCACGACAATCACTTGGAGGCAGCAAATCAAACCATGATTCACCCGACACCCATCAACGTCTGGTATTGGCCGACGCCGCCGAACGCGCTGTATCTGACGCCGCAGAGCGTGCCGGATGCGGTGAACGTCGGCGCGTGGTTGGGTGTGTTGGCGATGTTTTTAATTATGGTAAAAGGGAAATTATGAATGAGAACTGGAACAAAGGATTGACGGAAAGATTCACGCAACTTGAAAAGCAAGTTGGTGAGATTCATTCAACGCTCAAGGACATAGACGTTGCCATCAAGGGCGATGCTGATAGAGGCGTAATCGGAATTGCCGGAACGGTTCGGAACCTGAAATCCGATGTCAGCGCACTCAAAGTCTGGCGCAACTACATTGTCGGCGCAAGCACGGTGGCGTGGCTGGTGTTCTCTGCCTTCTGCTGGGTGGCCTACGATTGGCTGCGAGAAAACATTTCAACAATCACGGAAATGGTGAAACACGCGAACAAGCAATAAATTTATGCTAGACAAACTGATCGCTTTCGCCTCGGCGCACAAAGAGGCTATCATCGTGGCCGCAGGATGGGCAACGCACGTCTTTTGGCCGAACCTGAAACAAGCATATCCGTATCTGCGCGACAACGGCGGTGTGGTTGGTCTTGTCAAGAATGTTTTCGTCGGCAAGATTCAACCGAAACCATGATCCAATTTCCATCCAGCCCGTTAGACCATCGCCAAAAAGCAAACCGACTCGTGCCGTGTGGCAATGCGCCGGACTTGGTAGGTGGAGGCAAGCTGGATGGGGAGCCTTAAATCTAACATGAAAAAATATATCGCCGCAATCATCGGGCTGGCCTGCTGGGTCAGCGTTCACGCGCAAACGAATCAGGTGCCGAATCTGATTCCAACATCCGATCCACTGGCCGGCATCGGTCAGATCGCGCAATCCATCTACAACGGGGCGCAGTCGGCGGGTCTGCTCAATTCGAGCAACTACGCGCCGCTGGTCTATGCGACCTACGCGCCCAAAGCCAAAGACCAGTGGGGCGGCGGCGCGGCTGTGGCGTTCAACTTCCCCGGCTTGTCGGGAACGAACGGCAACGTCGGGACACTGTTCGGCGCGGACTGGCTCGGTAGCTGGTCGCTGGTGAACGCCAGCGTCACGCTCAAGGCGAAAATCCGGCCATTGAACATCGGCGTCCTGTCTTGGCTACCTGATTCTGTGCGGCTGGTGCAAGTCGAGCCGATTGCTATTGGCGGCGTCTGGACGAGTCTCGGCGGCAGCAGCGCGGGCGGCACGCTCTGGGACATCGGCGGCGTCGTAAACTTTGGTCACTGGCTCGGCGGTCAATTCACCGCCGGCGTGACTTGGGGAGAATGGGTGGGGAACACCAAAGAACCCGGCCACCGCTACCATCCGTTCGTCGGGTGGCGCTGGGGCTTTTAACTAAAAACGGCGCGGCGGTGAGACTTGAAATCTCGCTGTAAAACGGCAACCGCCCGCCAATCTCTTTATGACTCCTCTACCTACCCGAATGCGGACGTTATACGTCCGAGCATCCCGGCATTCTTACCGGCTAGGCGTCTGGCGGGGGAGTCTTTCTTTGCCATGAAACGCATCGCCGCATTATTAACCGTCGCGTGGATTCTCGCGCTGTGCCTAGTCGGCTGTTTCGCGGCGTTGACGCGCATCCGTTGGCTGGACGACATTTGCGAACGCGCCTTGACTGACTTATGAAACCGCACTTCCTGACATCGCTTGACGTTACGCCGCTCGACGACGGCATCCACTGGCGTCTGAACAAGATGCTCAAGTTCGTGGACAAGAAAGGCGAGTTGCACGTCGTCCATCGCGGCTTCCTGACAGACTTCGCCTCTGTTCCACCCCTAGCGTTTATCGCCGGACTGGTGCTTGCCATCGCGTCTCCGGTGGCGATAGGCGCTGCGTGGCTGCACTGCGTCTCGGTGCTGGGCTGGGCGTCTGCCGTAATCGCGTTCGCGGTCTGGGTGTGCGTCGTGGCCGACAAGTTCAACTGCGACGACACGGGCGCAAGCAAGCTGGACGCGCCAGCGGTGATCCACGACAACGGCTACGGACGCCCGCATCTTGGCGGCTTGTGGACGAAGATACGGATGAAGCAGTATTGGGACGGCGTGCTGTATCAGGCGATGCTTGCGAACGGCGTGGACAAGTTCACCGCGAACACCGTCTGGTTCATGCTGCTGCTGTTCGGATGGTTTGCCTACTTCCGAAAAGCAAAATGATTTATGAAATTAACGAAAGACGAACTGATTAAACGCGGGAGTGTGCCTTTGACGTAGGCAAATTGAATTGCCTTAAAACAGGGAAAGACGGACGATGTTTTTATGAGCGACAAACCCGACGCAGAACAATACGCCAGAATCATCCTTTGGCATTTATGCACACTTCAAGCTCAAATCAATTTGATGCAGTCCGATCTTATTTGCCGGGCTGGGCGGGATGATGGGGCAACAGACATGGAAATTTTGGACGAGACATCCAAGCGAGGAAAGATTAAACTCGTTTTTTTTCGACTTCACATAATCCGCCCGCAGTCAATTTGCCCGTGATCTCGGCAAATAGCTGCATTGCCTTGCGCCGACAGTTGGCGCAATAAAGCGCATATTTTCGCTTTGAAAAGTCGTAGTCAGATTTCCCCCCACATTCTCGGCAATGTCCGCGCTTGTATTTCATCCGCCGACGGTGAAACTTTTGAAGCGATTTCCGGTAACGCATCAGGCGCAAGCGCGCCTTTTCTTCGCGCAGAATGTCCCGCTTGGAAATCGGTTTAGCTTCGGACTTGTCTTTAACCAGCCATGCGAACGGTTTGCCGCTGGCTTGCAAATCCTTTCAATTCGCGGGCTGGCGATACATGAGCCGCTTTCCGGCAATCATCGGCATAAACGCAACCATGCGCTCGCCGTCTGTGCTTTTGCGGGTATTCCAGCGAAATTAAAACTCGCTGGCGTATTTTGAAAGATGCTCCGCAGAAATGCAATGCCACGCGCCGAAAACACCCCTTTTGAGCAAGGAAAAGAAACTCTCGCAGGTATTCACATGACTAACCGTGCCGTCTGGATTATGCCGCGCGTATTCGTATTTAGAGTGATTCACGCGCTGGTGACGGTCTTGCCCCTTCAAAGCCATTTTGTAGGACGGATGTTCGTCTGTGTTCACTATCGCCGTCTTGCGGGCGGCTGCCGCCATAAACTCGCCGACGTTTTTTGCCGTCACGCTTGGAATAACCCGCGTGCGCGCTTCGCCATTGCGCTCGACAATCAGCGCAACAATGGTCTTACGCTCCGGCTTTTCAAAGTTGGGCATGAATGTTTCATCGGCTTCGCAAGTGTTGTCCAGCAGCTTTGCCGTTTTCAAATCCGCTCCCATTGCGTGCCGTATGCGATGCGCTAGAAACCAAGCCGTGCGGTAGGTGGTTTTTAGCATCCGCCGCAATTGCATCGCGCTAATGGATTTTTTAGACGAACACAGAATGAAAATTGCCATCAAGATTTTAGAAAGCGGGACGTGAGAATCTTCAAACACTGTGCCAACGGTTGCGGTGAACGGCTTGCGGCACGCGCCGCAAAAATAAACACCTTTGCGAAGTGGTGAACGGCTACCCGCTTTGGATTTCAGCTTGGAAATGGTTTTGGCTTTGCCGTCATTCTGGCAATGTGGGCAAACCGGCTTGCCATCCGGCCAGCGCAGTTGCTCAAAAAGTTTCCGCGCCCGGTTTTCGTTGGAATACTTCTTTGCCAGTGAAACCAGATTCAGTTCTTCGTCGTTAAGCTTCGCTTTCATCTTGACTAAAGGTTAAACCAAATGTATATTCATGTCAAACTAAAAGTTAAACGAAATGTATGAAACCTAAAATGGGTCGTCCCAAACTGCCAAAAGGCGAAGTCAAAGACGTTTTGCTTGGTGCGAAGTTCGCGCCGGATGAAGCAAAACAAGTCCATGCCGCCGTGAAGCGTGAAAACATGGGCAAGTCCGAATGGATCAGAAAAACCCTGCTTTCCGCCGCCAATTAAGAGCCGCGCCGTAGCAATCCGGCGCGGATCACCGTTGGCTGGTCGCGTGGACTAGCTCCGCATGATTCGGTTGAACTTCCGAATCATCCCGCATTGATATGGTGGCGGGACTTTTGGAATACGAACCGAATTTATCCGGTTTTGGATATGGTTATTGCGTCTTTTCATAAATCACCTTTTGTGGGGATTTGATTATTGACGCCGCCGGAAGTTGACTTTATGGTTTCAGTGTCTAGTTGAAACGCTCGTCGGGCATCCGGCAGCATCGGTTTTGAAAGACGACTTTTGCGAGTCGCCTTTTCCGTTTTTAGACTTCGAGTTTTTCTTACATTGGCTTGCCTTAAAAAGAAAACCGCTTCGTTCCGAGTCGAAAAGCTCACGGCGCGGAGCATTTCGGAACAAAGCGGTTTCTAAATTTTCAATTCACCGTCAAATCAGTTTCGACACTGACAATGCGAAGATAGCTTGTGCGTAGAAACTGTCGAAGATTTCAGGTGGAGTGAATTAAGGCAACCCAACTCCACAAAAGTGGAGTCAGACTTGTGTTTTTAACTCCACTTCCGGCGCGATAATTTTGAACGCTTCCAAAATTCTTTGCTTAATATATCGGCGCAAAATTCCGCGAAGTTTTTTCCCTTCTTTCGTCGCGCTTTTTTGAGCGATGGGAATAAACCCAGCAAAACATTTTCGGTTTTCAAAATCTTCTTTCCAGCGTGAGCGAAAAAGCGGCCATGACGCATCAAACCATTGCTTGTGCGTCTGCTTGTTAAATGGCGGTAGATTTTTTGCCATCTCTTGTGATTCTCCACTCAATCTAAATTCTTCTTCCCATTCCGGTTTTGTCGGGATCGGTTTAGGTTTTGGGGGCTGATAGTTTGCTGGCCGTCCAAGCCGCTTGTTTAGCTCGCGCATTTCTTTTTGAAACTTCTTAAATTGTGCGCGACCGTTCTTAACATTTTCGGGTTGCCATTGTTCGCGCCAAAAATTCATTGTGCCTTTAAGCCAAAGCGCCACTTCTATTTCTGGCGCGTCGTAAGACCAGTTTCCTTTCAAATCCACACTTTTGACATCTGCTCCCAAGTGAAGTTTTTCCATTAACTTTTCATTGCGGTTTTTAATCGCTTTTTGCGGTGAAATTAAAGCAGGCCAGTAAATTCCTTTTCGAGCAATGGACTCAAACATCTCTGGTTTTTCATGGCAGAAATCATCAAACCAATGAACTATGGCGGATAAATAATTGAGAATAAGTTCAGCGGCTTCTTTGTTGCCTTTGTCGGCAGGCTTTGAAAGTTCACCAAATGCGAGATGCGCAATCCTGCCAAGCGAACCCAATCTATCATCAATCAAATCGGTTGGTTCGTTTTTAATCTTTTCCGTCAAACCCATGAGAAAGGCGCAAACATCATGCTCGTAGATTTTCGGCCTGATTTCTTCCGCTGGCATAGGTTTTGACTTTGCGCTTTTGATGCCGGTAGAAAAGTGGCAAACTGCCATCAAGTAAAGCGATTTTATGCCCAAAGCCATTGATTTAAGATTGAAAGGCGTCAGCTTTGAAGAAGCCGTGCGGCGCATAGCTGCCGCGCCGCCCATGCCAAAGAAATCCAAGCGTAAAAAGGAAGTTAAAAAACCGCGTCTGAATTAGCCCACTTCTAACCGCATAAACATTCAGTTTTTCGCATTATCTGCCTACGTCAAAGACCTACTGCCGATATAGGCCAGCGACATTTCATTAACCACATCAGACAGCGACTTTTCTTGCTGCTGGGCTATTTTTACAAGTCCCGCGCGAGTCTTTTTATCAATCCACGCGGACACATACTTTTTATTTCTACTGCGAACATTTGGCATAATATCAAGATAAACACACCGTGTTTAATTTGTCAAATAGCTTTATTTTATGCGGGTTTTACCCAATTGTAAAAAAAGTAAAAAAAACTATTGACGGTGTGTGACACCTTCTGATATTGTCTGTTTCGACATGAGCGAACGAAACGGAAAAAGCTACATCGGAGCTTACATCGAACCCGATACCAAAAAGAAACTTCTGGCACTCGCCAAAGAGCAAGACCGTCCCCTGTCATACATTATCCAAAAGGTTTTAGACATGGGTGTATCACACCGCAAACAACCATCAAAAGCGAATTGATATGGCAACACCCGCCACCGAACCCGCTTCCTGCGAAACAATAGACGCGCATCAAGCCGCCGCCATAGCGGGATGCTGTTACCGATTTGTTTTGAAAATGATGCGGCCAACCGTCCACGAATCGCGCCGGCTTAAATCGTTCTCCGTTGGTCGCAAACGCCGCACCACGCGCGCTTGGTTGCAAGATTGGATGAATCGCAATTAGACGATTATGAGCAAACTGAAATCAATCTTATCCGAAACGGAACGCGACGAGCGAAACCAGCTTGAAGCGGTAATCACCAGCGGAATTAAAACCTTTGTCGAGGTTGGAACGGCGCTTCTGACGATTGCAGAAAAGCGGATTTACCGCGAGACGCACGGCAGCTTTGAACCGTATTGCCAAGAGAAATGGGGAATGTCGGCGCGTCAGGCTTACCGGCTTTGCGAAGCGGCGACGGTGGTTAAGTCGCTTCCGAAAAATTGCGACCAATTGGTCACAAACGAAGCCCAAGCCAGAGAACTTGCCCGCGTTCCTGCCGAGAAGCGTGAGGCTGTATTGGTCAAAGCCGGAACTAAGCCAACAGCGAAAGCGATCCGACAAGCTGCCGCGCCGGAATCGGAAGCGGAAGCAACTCCAATCGAAGAAGAAAAACCGCGCGTTCAGTCTGGTGTGATTGATGAAAAATTTTGCGAAGCTCTTGGCCTTCCGAAACGGAGTGAGATTCAATCTGAATTACAGTTTTGCATTAACCGGCTTAAACAATTCGAGCAGCACCTTTTAGACGCCGATTTGTCAGGAGCCGATTTGATTATTATTTCTAAAGAGATTTCCGAACTTTCTAAAAGAATATCCAAAGTCGGGAAGGCTCGAAAAATTTCCGAATCTTCAAAGTAACGTATTATGAGCCTCGACGTATATCTGAGCGGAGAAACAAAAGACGTTCCATGCTGCTGCGACCGATGCGAACACCGACACGTCCGCAAAGAAACTGAATACTTCTACGAATCCAACATCACGCACAACCTCGGCGCGATGGCGGAAGAAGCTGGAATCTACAATCACCTGTGGCGACCCGAAGAAGTCGGAATCACCAAGGCCGCTCAACTGATCGAACCGCTACACGCTGGCTTGGCACTGATGAAGTCTGATCCGACGCGATTCCAGAAACATAACGCCCAAAACGGATGGGGACTCTACGAGCATTTCGTGCCTTGGGTCGAAAAGTATCTCGCTGCCTGCGAGGAAAACCCGACAGCAAACGTGAGCGTGTCCCGATAATTGCTAACCGTTGAATATCCGCGACCACTTATGAAACCAAAACGCAAATACCGACGCGGCTCAAAGCATCTGGCGATTCACCGCCGGAAGAACATCGCGCCGCATCTGCAAAAATACGCTGATTGGGCGATGGGCTGGTCTTACGACACCGGCCACATGACACCGCGCTTTGTCAGCACGCATTGATTTATGGCAACCGTCCGGCTTCAACCTCGAAACGACCATTCGGAAACTAACGGCGTGGCGCGTTCGGAAGGGCGTGCCGCTGTGGTCGGGCAGTTGCCACCAATGGGCAGGCCGAGCCTTACCGGGTTATCAATTAAGCAGCTTGGCGAAAAGGAATACAGGAGGCGGTATCGCCTTTTACGGCATGGAAAGCCACTGCTGCGTCCACGATGGACAGGCTTATCAAACAAATTGCTAGGCCATACCGAATATAGTCGGCAATACAGAAAACTTAAATCCAATTTATGACTGGAACCATGAAATGTGAATGCTCGCACTGCGGCACGCTGCTTGGAATCAAGCCGTGTGTCCCGGAAATGGACGGGAAAACCACCAGCGGCATCTGTAATCCATGTTTTGCTAGGGAAATGTGTGTGGCGCTTGGTCTGGATTTGTTTGACCGCATTCAACGGGCTAATCGCGCGGAATTGACGCTGCTGGTGCTAACTGAGTTGCAGGGCGTAGAGAGCGAGTCTTTGAGGTTGTCTCTGCGCCAGTTGGCAGCGGAACTTCAGGAACGGCTGCGCGTGGCGTCACTTGCACCGGAAAATTATACTGGCGTGACCTTTCGCGTGGCGCTGGCGGAAACGGAGTTGTCCCGATGAAATTTGAACCAATAGACCGTTTTTGGATTCAGCCGACGCGCGAGGAAATGGCGGCGGATAACGCGCGGTTGAAATCGTGGCTGTTGGCTGCGGTGGTGGTGGCGTCAATCGGTTGGGGGGTAGCTGCATTTGCAATTATTTTAATCGGGAGGGTGGTTCAATGAACCTTCACGCCAATTCCATTGCCGCCTTTTCCGAGACTGCGAACGAGCGCACCAGCTTGGAAACGCGCATTCTTGAACTAATGTCCGATGGTAATCCGCGCACTGACCGTCAGATAGCGCATGAGTTGGGACACCCGGAACCGCTACGGCCAAGAGTCACGACGCTGGTTGAAGAAGTCAAGCTACACGAAGTCGGTTCAACGAAATGCGAATAGACACACAAGCGCGTCAGATTAACCCGGCGTTTTATTTAACGTCCCTGCTGAGCCAAGCCGGAACGGGAACGCCCGAAAAACAAAATGAAGCGACTACCGGCTTTGGCTCCGGCAGGTGGTTAGACCCAGCGAATAACGACAAACAACAATATGACACCGACACAAACAGTGGCTACGAATGAGCGACAATCTGCTATCCTGCCAAACGGTAATAAAATAATAGACTCCGCAATCGCCAGACAGCTTGCCTTGGATTTAGAGGAATGTGGGAAAGCCCTAAACGCAATGTCGCTTCGGTGTGAAAGGCTTCTGGACGAACGCGCAGAAGCCTATGAGACAATAAACACCCTGCACAATCTTTGCCTGTCTGCTGAAAAGCGCGCTCTTAAAAAACGTGATGAAGAAATCGCGCAGATAAAAAACGAGCTGCAATACCTCGTCGAAGTCTGCGAAACCAACTTAGAAACAAAAGACTGGCCGCGATTCAAATATGCCAAACGCATCGCCGCTGGGTCTAACGACAAGCTGACACACGCCGAATGAAAAACCATAAAACAACCAGCGACCGAAGCGAACAACCGAGCGCGCCCAACGGCGTTGTGTCCAGCGATTTGTTAGACCCCATTTCAATAATCTCGCTAGGTGCGGGTGTCCAAAGCTCGACAATGGCACTGATGGCAGCGAGGGGCGAAATCGCGCCTATGCCCAAATATGCCATCTTTTCTGATGTCGGCGCAGAACCAAAGAATGTGTATGACTACCTCGACTATCTGGAAAAGCTGCTGCCGTTTCCTGTGCTGCGCGTGATGCACAAAGACGGGCTGACGAAAGCCATTGAAAAATCTCTAAAGTCTGGGTCTATCTCTGGAAGTCCGCCGTGGTTCAGTGCTGGCAAGGATGGAAAAGCCGTGCTGCTATCGCGTGCCTGCACGCATGACTTCAAAATACACCCGATACAACAAGCTATCCGGCGACTGACGGGTGCTAAGCGTGGAAGCAAGAAAACTCACGCCGTGCTGTGGATAGGCATATCAACTGACGAAGCGCAGCGAATCAAAGACAGCCGCTATCCGCACTACATCCACCGCCATCCTCTAATCGAAAAGGGCATGAGCAGAAACAACTGTCTGGCATGGATGGAACGGAATGGCTACCAGCAACCGCCTAAATCTTCGTGCGTGTATTGCCCGTTTCACTCTAACCCGCACTGGCGGCAAATCAAAGACACAGACCCGGCTGGATGGGCGGAAGCTGTGCGCGTGGACAATCTCATCCGAGACGGTGTGCGGCGGAATGGAAAGCCGCCAATGTATGCTCACCGCTCACTAAAACCACTAAACGAAATAGACCTGACAACTGACCTCGACCGTGGCCAAGAACTACTCTGGGGAAACGAGTGTGAGGGGATGTGTGGGGTCTAACGTGGGCGCTGAGCCGCCCCGGAAAGAAAACCATGAATGAACCAAAGACCGAAGCGATAAACGACACGCGCCAACCGGGGTTGGCTCCAGCAACTTGTTATGCTTCCCTGCCGCCAATCCTGGACGCTTGTTGTGGAGGCCGGCAATTCTGGTTCGACAAGGAAAACCCGAACGTGCTTTTTGCTGACTGCCGCGTGATGCCTGACAAGGTGGTCGGGAGCGGCAAGGATGCCCGCACGCGCCGCTGCCTGCCGGATCGTGTCCACGACTTCCGCGCAATGGAATATCCCGACGAGACTTTTCAAATGGTCGTGTTCGACCCGCCGCATCTATTCCTCGGCGAGAATAGCTTCATGGCTCAAAGCTACGGGCGGCTGGACCGCGAAACGTGGCGCGATGATTTGAGCCGTGGCTTCGCCGAGTGCTTCCGAGTCTTGAAGCCCGGCGGCGTGCTTATCTTCAAGTGGAATGAATGCGACGTGCCACTTGCGGAAATTCTAAAACTCACGCCGCACAAACCGCTGTTCGGTCATCCGAGCGGCAAAGCACAGAAAACGCACTGGTGCGCGTTCTGGAAGCATAACGCTCCGGCTCACCGGCCGGCGCGAGAACAAGAATAACGCTATGACTACTCAATCAACGTCCGAACAGCCAGCGCCCGCGCCGGTTCGCGTGCAGCCGGTGGTTAGAGCGCGATACCGTGTCTCTGACTGGATAAACACCAACACCATGCAGCCGGTCTTCGGCATCCAACACAACAAGGAGCGGGGCAAGTGGGTGAACTGTGCGGTGGACGGCACGGCGCTGCTCTACACTAAACGCGAAACCGCCGAGAGACACTGCCGCTGGCTGAATGACCCGAAAGGCACTGCGCCGGAATGGTCACAAGACTCAGCGCTCTAACAGTTAATTCAATCAACAGAGTTGCTATTATCACATGGGGCTTATCCAAAAACTGAACGATGCGATGATTGAGCAAAGCCTTGCGCGCTCAACTATGCAAGGCTACCGCTTTTGGAATCGCAAGTTCTATGGCTATGTGAAGAAACCGGCGAGCCAATGGCAAGGTGGCGATGTAAAGGCATTTTTACTGTGGTTGTATGCTGAAAATTATTCACCGGTTTCGCGCAAGCAGGCTTTGAATGCGCTGGCTTTTACATTCAAGCACGTTCTCATGGCAGACATGGGTAATTTGGAACTGCCGCCCATGCCGAAGGTGACTCAGACCAACCGGATTTTGCCATCGCCGGATGATTTGCAGCGCATTTTTGCCCTAATGAACGGTATGCCTAAAACAATGGCGCAACTGATGGCCGGATCTGGCCTGCGCGTGGCAGAGTGTTGCAAGCTGCGGGTGCAAGACGTGGACATTGAAGCCCGCACGATTCGCGTTTGGTTTGGAAAAAATGACAAGTGCCGGCGAACGATCATTCCTGATTCTCTGGTGCCGAAATTGCAGCGGCACCTGGCATTGCGAAAGGCACTGCATGACCGCGATCTAGCCGATGGACGCGGCTTGGTGGTTTTGCCGGGACGGCTGGCTAACAAATACCAGCAGGCTAACCAGGAATTTCGGCAGCAATGGTTTTTTCCGTCCACGAAGTTTCGCGGGCAGTATCGTTGGCACGCGGTTCCTGAATGTTTAGGAAAACCAATGCGCCGGGCTGTAAAGGCGGCGGGAATATTGAAGCACCTTACCCCGCATTGCCTGCGCCATTTCTTCATCACTTACAGTCAGCGCGTCGGAAATGACCTGAAAACAGTGATGGAATGGGCCGGTCATCAGAACCCAGAAACAACGATGATTTACACACACCCGGACGCGGCGAACGGGGTTAGTCCGTTGGATTATATGGTTGCCAGAACAATCATTACAACCCACCCGATGACACCAAGGCGGATTGAATTTCACCACGCATAAATGTCCACAATCCAGACAGATTTATTTGCTACGCATGAATCTTCCGATTCCATCACCAACCCTAGCTCGACTTAACCCGCACTTATTTAGCAGTGGTCAGTCCGTTGCTAGTTGCAGCGAACCAGTTACCCGCGAAAGTGACTTGCATGAATCCATCTTTGCCGAATGTCGGAAACGCGGTTGGATAGTGTTGCACGGTTCTATGTCAGAACGGACGCATCGCACGGCTGGCGAACCGGATTTTGTGATTCTGGCTAATGCGGGACGGTTGATGTTAGTGGAATGTAAGTCGCGCGGCGGTAAGTTATCGCCAACGCAAAGCGCGATGAAGGCGCACGCGGAGAAGTTAGGCCATACGGTTCACGTTGTCAGGAGCATGGATGAATTTTTTAAGATTTTATGAGTGAAAACAAAATGACGATGTTCATTTTTGAAATTTACAGTAACTAAACCAACCGAAACCAAAAACAAAAATATGACAACTGCCATTGCAACTACATCAAAACCAAAAACCGAAACCAAGCCAAACGCGCTCGTAAGCCTCGCCGCTCGCCTGCAAGTTGATCCCGCCCGCCTGCAAACCATCTTGAAATCTACTGTGTTTGCCAAGGCTAATGATGATGAGTTCGCCGCGCTCGTTATTGTCTGCCAAGAGTATCGGCTCAATCCACTGCTCAAAGAGATTTACGCATTTCCCGCAAAGGGCGGCGGCATCTGCCCGATTGTCAGCGTTGACGGTTGGAACAAAATGCTCATCACGCACCCGGAATTTGATGGCATTGAATATGTTCGTGGGGATGATTCCGAAGGCAATCTTCAATCCTGCACCGCGACGGTCTTTATGAAGAACCGTTCGCATCCGATGGTCATTACCGAATACCTGTCCGAGTGCAAGCGGAATACCGAGCCGTGGAATCAAATGCCGTGGCGGATGCTTCGTAACCGCACCACCTGTCAGGCCGCGCGCATGGCCTTTGGTTTCTCTGGGGTCTATAATGAAGATGAAGCCAAGACCATCACCGTCGAGTCAACGGTGATTCCCAACGAACCGCCGCCGAAGATTATTGCTGCGCCGGCTACGACCACGGCACAAGCCGAACTGGAAGCACTTATCACCGGAGAAGGTTACACCTTTGACCATCTGCAAAAGTTCGGGATTGAAACTGGAAACATTGCGAATGCTGATAGCATCGGCGGATTCGATGAAATCAGCACGGACGACGCCAAGCGGTTGCTCAAAGCTAAGACTGGTTTGTTGAACGGTTTGAAGGCGATTAAGGGATAAAATCTTACCACAAAAACCGTGAACGCCTGCGGAGAAAGTAATAGGCGTGACAGCCGGAGAGACGGCAACCAATTTTTTATGAGCGAATCACTAATCATCATGCCGTTGGAAAAGCTGCCGGTGGCGCAAATCGCACCCATCGCAATCCATTTGCGCGACGAGGCTCTGGCTTCATCCGCACTGATTGGTAAGGTGGAAAACGCCGAGCAGAACAATAAATGTTCCGCCGCCCGCAAGCAAATCAAAGGGCTGCTATCGCTGTTTGAATCCCAGCGCAAAAAGTTAAAAGAACCAATCTTGGAAGCGGGACGCTACTTGGATCGAATCGTTGCGACTGAATCCGAGGACTTGAAACGTGAAGATGGCCGGCTGGAAAACTTGGAAAAAGATTTTATCCGTGCCGAACTGCGTCGGAAATCCGAGGAAGAAGAATTGCAGCGCAAGGAACTCGCCCGTATCGAAGCCGAGAAGCAAGCCGAACTGCTCCGTATCGCCCGCGAGCAGGCGGCGCGCGAGGAAGAAGCGCGACGGGTTGCCGCCGAAGCTGAACGCATTGCCAGCGAGGAGCGCGAGGCCGCTGAAAAGCTGGCACGGGAGGCAACCAACAAGAAACAGCGTGAAGCCGCCGAAGCTGCCCGCATCGAGGCCGAGAAGCGCGCCGAAGCCGCCCGTATTGAGGCCGAACGGATTGCAGAGCTTGCTGCCGAAACCGCCCGCCAGCAAGCACAGTTGGCCGTAGAACGCGCCGAAACCGCAACCTATGTCGAATCGCGCCCGGTCGAGATAACACGCGCGAAAGGGCAGTCCGTTCGCAAGGAGTGGGTGATTGAACAAATTAACGACTTTCAACTGATGAAGGCGCGGCCCGACCTAGTTCGGAAGGTGGAATGGGATATGGTTGGTTTGAAACAGGCATTAGCCGCTGGTGAGAAGTTGCCCGGTGTCCGCGCCCGTGAAGATATATCCATTGGAACTCGCGCGGGAAAGGCGCTGATTGAAGTCTAATCCCATGACCATCAAGACCCACATCGAATTAGAAGTGGAAGTAGCGTTCGACTATGTAAAAGAAGAACGCGAAACCCGTAACTGCCCCGGATCGCCGGAGAGTATTGAAATTACTTCCGTCACCATTTTACAAAACGGGGCGGAATTGACGTTGACACCACAACAGTCATATCAGGTCGAAACCGATTTCTGGGATGCGTTGGAAAAGATGAGGAAAGAACCAGTTGAACCATGAATTTTAACCGACAAAACATAATGCACAAGGAGGCTTCAATATGAAGCCAGACGCCTTTATGCCGCTTTACGGCGACGACTTCATCAGCGCGGTAAAGATGCTGCCAAAGGATGTCAAATGGATTTACCTTGAATGCTGCTGGCATTACTGGTCGCACACGCATTGCGAAGGATTGCCCGATGACGATTCCCTGTTACAGGAACTGTCACAGGTTCAGTTACCAGATGTGTGGCGCAGGGTGAAACAGCTTGTGTTCGACAACGACAAGTTCTTTGTTTTGGACGGCGGCAAGTGGCATCAAAAGCGTTGCCGCGAGCTATATCTAACAGCTAAAGAGGCTTACGCCAAAAAGGTTCGCCAAACATCCGCTGCTAGGGCTGCTGTTACAAAGACTGTTACAGGCTCTGTTACAGTCCGCAAACTAAAACCAGAACCAGAGTTAATAGAAGATAAGACTAATGGGCTTCGCCCAATAGCTTTCAATGGAAGGCTTTCACCGATACAGGCCGCAACCGCCACCAGATTCGCTTCTGTGCTTGGATGTCAATGGGATCAAGGAAATGGAAGAAAATGGATGAAGCGGTGCAGAGACGAAAGAATTAGGGCAGAGCGAGTCATTAGCGAAGTGGAAAATGCAATTAAGGAAAACCGGGTTAAAACCACGCCCGCGCAATACGCGGAGCAGATTTGGAAGGAGTTTGTATGAGAAAAATGACGCAAGATCAAATGGAACTTTTCAAAAAAGTATGTTTGCAGAAAAACCATGAGCAGTTTTAGGCGGCTTGTGAATCAGTAAAAGAAAACGGTGAATATCCTATTGATTGGTTTTCAATCGTCCGACAGTCAGGCATGGCTGACTTCTACTACAAAAACAAATTTTCAGAGCTATAAAACAACAACCTTATGATCATCACCAACAAACCAAACCTTCATTGCCCGAACTGCTCCAACAAGTTGCGATGGTGGCACGCTACCAAGATGCAGGACGACGAGAGCATTGTTGTTGTGCATCGTGATTGCAGACTGACAGCCGCACGGTGCAAGTATGTTCGCAACGTGGTGCTTGCGATAGTGCTAGGGCTGGCTAGTGCTGGCGCGGCGGTGATGTTCGGACATTTGGCGAGTAAATAAAAAATAAAAATATGACTGAACCAATCAAACTCCGGCGTCCGGCGAAATATCTGCACACCGGCAAACATGACTATGATGACGGCTTCCGAGTCGGAAGCAACTGCGCCAAACGCCGCACTATCCGTGCCTTCAAGCGCGGGCAACGTCGTGAAAGTCTCAAATACATGACTCAAGACGAAGTGGCCTAAAGCTCCGCATTAGCGACCGCCGACCAAAACGCTATGATTGCAACTGAGACGCCCAACGGCGGTTCACTCGATGCGGTTGTTAGGCATACACCGTGGACACAAGATGAAGATGATATGCTGCGCTACTGGTATGGGTGCGCGAATGGCGCAATGACCCCATACCGGCACATGGCTGAATATCTGAACAAACACTTTCACGGCGGCAAACCAATCCGAAAAGTCGGTGCAATAGCTCGCCGCGACGGAAAAATAAACTACGGCAAATGAAATACATAATCGAAACTGGAAATGACGGAGGCGCGGCCTCGGTAGTGGGATGGACTCACGACTTCGGAAGTGCCTGCAATGAAGTGGCGCGGATAGTCGGGATTGACTGCTATGTGAAAATCCAGCCAATCAATCGCGGCAAAAACGGCGCGATATGGAACTTCGTCCATGACGGAAAAACAAAGTGGCTGCGCGTGCTTAAAATGCCCGCTGCCGAAACCTACGGCGCGATGGATGTATGTTCGCCCGTTCGAGACGCATCGCTGTATGCCTAACGTAGAAAGCTGAGCCACCCGCGACCTATGACATCCGCCAACCAGAAACCTTCTCGGTCAACTGACAGCGCCAACGCGGGTTGGCTCCGGCGACTTTTTAGGCCACTGGTATAACTGAAACAAAAATATGGGATACATATCTGAAACAATCGGCAATCTGGAACACGAGCAACGGACGGCAAACAAGCTGGCCGACGCGATAGCCCTGCTGCGCGAACTCGAATGGTCGGGATGCGTGAACACCGAAATACTCGCGGTGAACACCTGCCCGTGCTGCTACAACTGGAAACCAACAAGCGGTGACGATGATTTCTGGAAAGGCCGCGAACTGCGGAAAGGACACACGCCGGACTGCAAGCTTGCCGATTTGCTGAAAGCATCTAACGCGGACATCAGGCGCGGCGACGTGAACCGCGACAGCGGAACAGCAAGCGCCAACGGCGGTTGGCTCCGGCGACTGGTTAGGCATAGCGATATAAAATCTAAATAAAATGAAAACCGAAACCAAACGAACCGACAAGGAACGCGAGCAACAAGCTGCGACTCCCGACAAACCGCGCTCGGCATATCTTGCGCGTAAATTCTTTCCGCACCTCGGCGAATATCACGGACAAGCCTTGGTCGAACAACTAATCCGCGCCGCCGCTATGCCTAACGAAAAAGCTGACCTACCGCCGACCGGGGCGCGTCAGCCGCGTAGCGGAACTGAAGGCGGTAACGGAGGTTAGGTCCGGCGCTTTTTTAGCTGAACGTCAAAAAAAACAGAAAATTATGGGAACAAACTACTATCTGAAAACGAATATCTGCCAGCACTGCAATCGCGCTGGAGAAGAAAAACACATCGGCAAATCTTCCGGCGGCTGGCACTTCGCGCTGCACGTCGAGCCGGAAAATGGCATCGCAACTCTGGATGACTGGAAAGTGCTGTTCGCGCAACCAGACTCCAAAATCTTCGATGAATACGGCAAAGAAATCGCTGTGGATGAAATGCTGAAAATCATCACCGAACGGTCATGGTGGCAGCGAAAGAACGACTGGAAGAAAGAACAATACGAACAAAACCACGCCCAACCCGGCATCAATGGACTCATCCGCAACAAAATAGAACCCGACCACTGTGTCTCGCACGGCGAAGGAACGTGGGACTGCATCGTGGGCGAGTTCAGATAAAGCTCCTGCTGACCTACCGCGCACGTTAGATGCGAATGTCCAAACTCAAAAAATATATGGCAAAAAATAAAACAAGCAACAGACACGAAAATCAGCAACATCCCAAATGGGAATATATGATTAACGACTTGGCGTTCCTGAACACTGAAAAGGAAACCATCCTGAACCTTCTTGGCCAAGATGGATGGGAAGCCGTCGGATTTACCGGCAATGGCTCGGTGCTTCTAAAAAGGAAAGCATCTAAACGTAGAAAGCTGATCCACCGCCGACTAAAATCTAACTAAAATAAAACTATGATTCACTGCCCACGTTGCAACTGTCCTTTTGAAGCGTCAGTAACAGAATTTTCTTGCTGCCCAAATTGTTCACTTGAAGTTGAACCAATCGAACCAAAACCTATGACCACCACCCAACAAAGCTCACCAACCAAAGAACAAATCGCCAAGCAATGCACTTGTGGTTTGAAGCCACATCCGCAAGATGGATGTCCTGCTATTTCTCCACAAATCCCGACGCCGAGGACGGATGAAATCCATCGAATTAACACCAAGATGAACGTCCATGATGAATATGGCAATCTGTTAGACCACGCCCGCACTCTCGAACGCGAACTCATCACCACCAAACAACTCGCCGAACGCTACGAGCAAGAGCGTAACGAGTATCAAGAACAACTCCTAGCTGTCCGGCGTGAGTTAGAGGAAGCGAGGAAGGGCAAGGAACGATACGAGTATGTTCGGCGTCTGAATCCAACAAGTTTCGCTTCACTGTTCACTCAAAACATCCGAACCGGCAAACACTTTGACGACATCGTTGACGATGCTATTAACCAAGCGAAAGGCAAACAATGAAAACGGCAGAACAGTGGGCTAACCGAATACAAAACAGCAAAGAGCCGTGGGCAAAACTTGTGGGTGAAATCCAATCCGACGCCGCGAAAGCTGCGCTGACGCTGGCGGCTGAAATCGTGCGAGACACGCCTACTCTTGAACTGGACAGAGACGTTGTGACAAGCACGCTGTCTCTTGAAATATTGAAGAAGCGCGACAACCTCAAACTGGAACAACTATGAAAATCTGGTGGAAAGGCGAACCATTGATTGTCGGCAGTCTGCGCTGGCTTGTCATTGACAACGACCTTTTGCAAACGATACGAGAAGCATTAAACAAACTGAAAGCATTAAGAAAATGAACAAACCTATGGCAAAAACAAAATGCAAATCGTGCGGCGTAAAATGGACAGACCACAAGGGCATCCAGCCTACCTGCGCCGCGCTTCAAGTCGCCATCAAAGCCCTTGAACAAATCTCGGTCATGCCAAGGAATCGGCGGGCGCGGCATCTGGCAATCGGCGCACGCTCGTTTATCGAAACGCAATTATTTCAGCAATGAAACGCATACTGCTAACCATCGCTCTAGCAAGCCAAGCGCACGCCGGAATCGAGTTGTGCGGATTAGAATTTTCTCCCGTTCCTATGCCGGACGACAGCCGTATATGTTCCCAATGGGTTCACAAGAGCGGCGAAGCGCAAGCGGGCATCGAAGCCAATCAAGGAGGCTACATTCGGCCAATGGTCGTGACGCCTCCGAAAATAGGCACGCTTGCGGCGGGAGAAAAACATTTAACGGAACGCGAGCGGGTAGTAGCCCGTAGTGGTCGCGCCACTTATCAAACGATGCAAAGGGCTGTCGAAGCTGATGCGTTGAATGATTCGCAGGTAAAATCCTGCCGTTCCGACCATTTCGTTGACGCCAACAAAATGCTTTGGGCGTTGGCGCAGATCGAGTCAGGCGGCAACGACTACGCTCACGGACGGCACGGCGAGGTTTCGCGCTACCAGTGCATGAAGCGAGTCTGGCGCAATGCGACGGCGCAACCGTATTCCGCTGCCACCAACGCGCAGATAGCCGCCACCGTAACGCTCGCGGTGATTCGCGCCCGCACCGGCCAAGACCCCGCTACGCTCACGCCTGCGGCTTTTGCGCTCGCGTGGCATTGCCCAAACGCCAAGCACCTAAACGCCGAGCAGCGCGACTACGTTGACCGCTTCACGAATCTGGTGAGGAAATGATTTATGAACAAACTCCGATACAAATACTTCTACTGGAAACGCAAGCTGGCAATCTTTCTTGGGCTTTGCCCGACGTGTTGGCAGCGCGTGAACTACACCATCACCGGCAGGCCAATCTGCCCAAACTGCGCGAGATAATATGAACACTGAATTGAGAGAGTTGGATGCTTGGATTGCAGAAAATGTCATGGGATTGAAACCGTGGAAGGAAACGCAGGAAAGAATAACCTGCATTCTTGAGCCAAACGAGTTTGTTCTTTCAATTCCATCTAACATTGTTCGCGCCCGAATTTGCAGCAATCCAACTAAAAACTTTCAGCCAACGATAGACGCCGCCGACTCTCTGGAAGTCTTGAAGAAGTGCGTAGAAATGCGAGGAGAAGTGAAAATCTTCAAGGCTGGCGACGGCGAATGGGTGTGTCGCAAGCCGATTGGAAGCGGTTACAATAGCACGCTACACATTGCCACCGCCACTACCCTCGAACTCGCCATCTGCCGCTTCGCCAGCAAGCTGTTTGAAAAACAATAAACCAACTGCACCTATGCTATCCAAAATTATTCCATCCGTTCGCGCCAAGTTTCTAACCATATACAAACAGACCAAAGACGACCTCGAAAAACTCTCCGCAAATGAATTAAGCTATCTCGCGCACATGGCCGAAGAAAACAAAACCAGCCAGCAATACAGCACCCGCGCCGCCGCCGAGATAGTTGCCGCTGCCTGTCAGATTATCCAAGAAAAAAAAGACAAATTAAACTTGCCCTAGAACTTACATCGCAGACTTTTTATCTCGTAAATCCTGACCATGAATACTTCTACCGACACGCGATTAAATCCGAACGAGATACCCGCGCCCTTGCATAATGGCAATCACATGGTCGAATCTCATGCCACTGACGAGGCGGAATTTATAATTCGGATCGCCGCCCGCTATCCACTAACTGAATCGCAAGCGTTGGAAATCGCCAGTGAAGCGCAGGAACATTACGGCGGTGCCGACGTGCCGCGCGCGGAGTTTTGGCGCGTTCATGGCATGATTGAGCGGGGTTTTCTTGTGCTGCGCGCCTATTCTAAAAAAGGCGGCAACCGCGACATGGCGGAACGGTGCTTGTGGTTGCTGCTCGGTTTTCCGGTCTTGGCCGGAGCGGATTCGATGGTGGACATTATTAAATACACCGGCTTTAGCAAGCAGACCGTTGACAAATGCCTTAAACACTTTCAAAAGGAAATGCCGGAACTACCGATACTGGAAGGGCAGCGCGACATTGAATCACGCAAAAATATGACACTGGCTAGAATTAAACAAATCAAAAAACATGAATGATACCACCATCGAAACCTACACTGATCGCGCTCACGCGATGAAGCAAGAGGCCGCGCAAGCTGCCTTAAAAGAACTCACCAAAAAGTTTGCACTGTTCAAGGAAGCGGTTGCTAACGGTCGTGAATCCACCGTTGAAGCGGTCAACCTGGCCCGCGACATGGGCGATACCATCTGGGAAATTACCGGACACGAAAAGCTGTTGCCGGCGGAATTTAACCAGCTTGCTCTGGCTCTGCCTGATGCGGGACTGGCTTTTGCAAAGGAGTGTTTATCGGTTCGCCGACAACTGGACAAGCCGGTGACGGATTACAACGCCGCCCGGCCATTGTGGGACAAACTGCTTATTCAGCTTGACCTAATCCCTAAACCGGCGCGCGGCGAGCAGAAACTTCACAGCAAGGAACACGTCGAAATGTTTCTGGCAAGCGTGATTCGGATTAATAACGAATCGGCGCGACTAATCAAGACTGATCCGATTGAACAATGGCCGTCGTTTTATCGCCAGAAATTTATTAACGATGCGAAGCCGATTCACGACCTTTACGAACAAGCCATTGCGTTGAAATAAATCCATGAAAAATCACACACGCTTTTCTAAAGCATCCGGCAGCGAGTTAGCCAAACTTTGCAAACTCGCCCAACGCGGCTGGAAACCCGGTGCCGGTAAAGTTGGCGATTGGCTGCGGTCAATCCGCCGCGAAAAACGCCGGTCAGGTTCTTCGCAAACCGAGTCGGCGATGGAATAGGCGGCTACGCATGAGTAAGCGTAAGAAAAAGCAAATTGCAAAGCCAGCCGCGCCAGTTTTACCAGAACCAACTCCTGATGAAATTGAAAAGCAGCGGATTGAAAGCCGTTTCATCGAAATCGGACGGCTTAACAGCGATAAAGAAAAACGGCTACGCGATTTGTATTTCATCTGGCGCAATCCATTAAGTGACGAAGGTAAGAAACAAACGCTTCGCAAAGATGAGATTCAGGAATTACTAGACGCAAAAATAATCGCTTTACCAAAAGATGACCCGGCGGGAAGCACCGGCCCCGCTTTGTCGGATGTTGATGTGTGCGATTCGGGGGGCGAACTGGCACGCCGGATGATGCTGCATTTTCAAAATCCCGACAAGACAAGCAAGCTGCGGAATGAAATCGTTAAACAAACGATTAGTGATTGGAAGGCCCATAGGCGTTTGGCTTCAACCATTCCACCATTCCCGACCATTAAGGGTGGTCGCACACGCTATTCGCTCCGGGCGGCAATCGAATGGTTTAATAATAACCTGTGGCACGCCTGGCGGCGCGATCCAGCCCAGACCAACGGGGCGGAAGCGAGTCCGCTTGTGCTGATTGAGGAATTGCGGTTAGTGGCGGAACGGGCCGAACTGGAAAAAACCTTGTTTGATATTGAGGTGGCGAAGGGCGGTTATTTGGCTACGGAAAAATGCGCGGCGATTTTGGCTGGAACCATGCGGCAATCACACGATTTTTTGAAGGGACTGATGGAAAATGATTCGCCGGAATTGTTTGAATTATTCTGGCAGGGAATCGGTTTGACGCCGGAACAAATCACCGCGTCCAAAGAATTTCAGGCGAAGGAATACCGGCGGATAATCGACGAGGTGGAAACGGAAGCGTCGCGGCGAGCGAATGAAAACGCGGCGCGAATCCAAACGCAAGTGAAGCATGATCTCGGACAATAAAATTAACGAAAAAATACTATGAAAAAGGAAAACCTTGTCAGACTACTAACAGCGATAATCTCCGGTGCTTTATTAGTCGCGTGGATTATTCGACATAAATCACCGCACGCAAATTTTGTCATTCCACCAGAGTATTTAGTGGTGACTATGGATACCAACGCCATCGCAAATCCACCGACGATTACTTTTAAGATCAGCTTTGACGGGACGAATTGGGAAAAAGTCGAATCCATAAAACTCAGTCCTGAAAGCGTGCAATACATTGCAACGCCGCCAATCATAAAAAGCGTAAAACTTCAAGTTATAGAAAGTATAAACACACATTGATTCCTAACGCCTCAAGTGTTAGGTGCGAAATAACGACAATCTAATATGAAAGAAATAATAGAAATCTTGAACGAACTCGCGGGAGAAATCCACGAGCTAAACCATAAGTGGTGGCACGATAAAAACGGCCAACCGCTGCAACGCAACAAGGGCGAACTGCTCTGCCTCATGCACTCGGAAATCTCCGAGGCGATGGAAGGCGAGCGGAAAGACCTGATGGATGACAAGCTGCCGCATCGCAAAATGGCAGAGGTGGAACTGGCCGACGCGCTCATCCGAATCTTAGACTACGCCGCAGGATTCAACTACGACATCGGCGGAGCAGTCTTTGAAAAACTGCAATACAACGCCACGCGGCAAGACCACACGCACGAAGCGCGCGAACAAGCCAACGGCAAGAAATGGTAACTAACGAAAAAAGATGAGCCACCGGCAACCCACGACTATGCAAACCAATAACTCTTGCGAATTACTGAAAGCCCAGACAAATCGCTGATCTAAAAGCTGAAAATGCCGAACTGCGCCGACACCTAGCCGACGCGGTAAAATCGGTGCTAGAAATCCGCGACTTGCTCGACCCTGACGGAAATCTGTGCGTCAAAGACGCCGCCGTAAAACTGAAAGCTAAAATCATGGAAACAACACTAGAAAAACCAAGTGCCGCCGCAAATGCCAGCGACAAGGCGGATTCGCCTGCGATGCCTTGTTCGGAGAAAAAACCAGTGATAATCCGTGGCCGTGCAATATGCCACGGGGCTGACCTTCGGTGGTCTAGCCTGCCAATCATAAACCTTCCGCCCAACACAATCAAAGTTCGTCGGCGCATCAGAAATGATCGCTTCGCATCGGTGTTCGTAAAAACAAAAACCGAAGTCCAACACTGGAGGCTCTGTCCAGTAGGAGATAAATTCAATGGTGTAACCGAACTCTATCTCGACCTACTGCAAGGGGTGAACGCCTTTTCTCCGAACAGTTGAATATACCAGGCCACTTTGTATAACCTAGTGACTCCCGAAACTAAATCCATCGCCGAGCAAAATGCGATTGCCAAAGTCACCTCCGCCGCGTGGCGCGGCGTCGGCAAATCGTTTCGCGGTGAGATTTATGACTACGCCCGCACGTTCACGTTGGGCAGCGGTTATCTGGGCGACTGGCAGCTAACCAACCTGTGCCGCCTCTGCCGCGCCAAAGGTAACATCCGAACGTGCCGCCATTTTGAGATAGATACCGCGCGCCATTTAATCGGCCCGTTCAAAGCCATCCTCGATCCCAATGTGCGGATTGTGATGTTGCTTAAAGCTGCACAAACCGCCGGCTCGCTCGTTTGGGATTTGACAGTCCATTATCTGCTCGTCCATTCGCCTTATATGCGGGTTAAGGCGCTGATGGATTGTGAAGAAAAGGCGCGAATTTATTGCACGCAGCGATTGATGGAAACTTTGCGAAAGAATCCCGACATCTCTCCCCTGCTGCCGACCGGAGCGGACAGGTTCGGCGTGACCGATACGGAGATGCGTTTGCTTAACGGTAAAACTTTATTCGTCGGCGGACTTAACGAAACAAATGCGTCATCGCTACCGGCGGACGTGATGATTCTGGACGAGGGTTGGTTGCACCAATCGGATGGGCTAATGGGAAAAGCTGTCAACCGCGTCAAACAAAGCCAGAAACGAGGAAAACTTATTATCGTGGGACAGGCTGGAAAAGTGAAGGAGGATCAGGATTTAATTTGGGAGGGGCTTCATGTTCGTGTTCCTTTGACGTTTTCATGTCCTGCCTGCGGTGGCCGACAGGAATTTAACATCACCAAGCAACGGCCAAATGATTTTGCGCCGCTTCCAATCAAGGGGATCGGCGAATGGACGATTCCTGCCGATCCTCCAAAGCCAGAAACTTTTTGGGGGATGAAGGTGCCGGAACGTTTTTCAGAACTCGACACGCCGGAAAAAATCAAGTCTGCCGCCGCCAAGACAACGATTGAATGCTACCATTGCGGATCAGAACTTCCCGACACCCGCAAAATCCGCGAAGCCATCAATGCTACATTTGATCAGGAATATCGCCAGCAGTTGCCGAATGGGATTTTTTACACGCCGAAAAATTTTAGCGTTGGATTCTGGCAGCCCGACCCGGCCTCGATGTTCGTTCCGTGGCGAGAAACCATGCAGGCATACATCGTGGCGGTCAAAGCACATAAAGAATCTGGGAACATCCAAAAACTGATTGATTTTTACTTGTCGAACTGGGCAACACCTTGGGATGGAAAATCGCTGTCGGTTTCCAACCGGACGATAACCGCCGGAACTTACGACCCGTTGAAGTATCTGGAAATTTTTGGCAAGGATGAATCCGGCGCGAGCCTGTTTCATTCCGTGAACATGGCAGTGGACTGCCAAGAGGACGCCGACCACAAGGCCGCAACCGAGAAATCCATCACTGGCTGGTTTTGGTATATCGTGCGTGCGTATGACCGATTTGGAAACAGTCGTCAACTGGCGCGCGGTTATTGCAAATCATGGGCGGCATGGCGCTCGGTTCAGGCATTTTGGGGAGTTCCGAATGACCGGGTAATGATTGACGTAGTGCAATGGAGCGAACAGGTGATGAATAAGGCGGTGGAGTTCCGGCAGATGGTGAAGCGTTCGCGGCCACATCCGATTTTCAAGACGATGGAAGATTCGGTGACTTGGAAACTTCTGGCCGCAAGTCCCGGCAAGCAGAATTTCAAGGGACATCGGGACGGCCAAATCAGGCCGTGGTCGCCAGAGGCGGCAGTGTATGGTAGTATGATTGACGAGTCCGGCAAAGTGCGGCGCATCCCGCTGGCGCGCATTTTATTCAACAAGACGCCCATCATGTTGCAGATAGATTCGCTTTACAGCGGAGCGCCAGGGATGCCGAAGTTTGAATTTTTATCGCGTGACCAGCTTAAAATTCCGGCGGCTGATGGAAAAACGCTTGTGCCGGACACGCTGACGCTTTCAATGGAAGTGGACGGGCGCAACGGCAGGCAGACGATGTTGGCTTACGAAAACCAGATGAGCGCGCAGATTTACAACAAAGAGACGAACAAGTATGACGAGTTGCGACCGGACGATCACTGGTTTTGGTGCGAGCAGGCGTTACTTGTGCGTGCGGGGATGGACGGTTTGTTGGGGCAATCAGCGGTGTTTTCGGCGGAATGAATTTATGATAACACCAGAACAAAAACAGAAATACTTGGAAAGAACCAAGGCTCAATACAAAGACGGCCAATGGATGATCTGGGCGGACTTTCTTGGCGGAAATGCCGGAACGGGACTGACGGTTGAGGACGCCGCCAGAAATTACGCCAAAGGCGTTGCTGAAATGTTTGCCAGTTCGGAAATAGACTGGCCTGCGTTTTTAAGTCAGCCGCCGCTTTGACTTTGCGCGGTTGTAGATGGCCGTCGAACCAAAACAGTGGCGCGAGCCGGAAGTCTTTGCTTCCGGCGATTCGCTGATTTTCACCAAGTATCTGTCGAATTATCTGCCGGCGGATGGCTGGGCGTTGCACTACGTTGTCACTCAATCGCTTCCAAATGGTGCGGAAAAAGTTGCTGAATTTTATTCCACGCAGTCTGCTTTCGACCCGTCCTGCCATTCCGTCAACGTGCCGAACTTCGGGGCGGGGTTTGACCCGACGGGCGAATACGTCCTGACCGGACAGGTGGTGAACGCGGTTGGCAATGCCGGATTGAACATCGCTGCCGGCGAAAAGCACACATTCTACGTTGCCGAGATTTCGATTGACCCCGACTTGGCGGACGGCGCAGGGAGTGCGCCGGTAACGACTTTCGCGCAGCAGATGGTTGACGCTCTCAAGGCGAAGCTGATGCGACTTGAATCTTACGACCTGACGGAAACCGACGTGCAGCGGACTCGGTTTATTGTCGAGGACAAAAACAAGACGTGGGAACGCTACTGGCGGCTGGTGGAGTTCCGCAACTACGAAATTAAGGTTGACCGGCAGCGAAACACCGGAGTCAGCCAAAACCAGATTTTGCCGCAACACACGGGCGGATGGTGATTTGATTTTATGAAAGTTTTATCCCCATCCACATGGTTTCAGAAAAGCGTTGCGGTTGCTCCGCCACCGCAGTCTGAGTCCCCGTTTCGCCAAGACCTGTCGCCGGACGAAATCGCGCGGGCAAACGCGCAGATTCGCACGTTTGGAAAGATGAAGGAGCAGGTTGCCGGTCTGATGGAATCCGCCAGCCGTTTGCAGCGCAGTTATGACGCTGGGGTGACGACGGCTTTCAATGCGGATTTCAAAGGGACTTACGGAACGGCTAACACGGAAATTTTCATGGACTTTTACAAGGTGTGGGCGCGAGCGCGCACCTTGGCGAAGGACACGCCGCAGGGCAAGGCGATTTTACGGACGCACCGCAACAATATCGTCGGGCATGACCCGTTCAAGCTCACAATGAAGGTTGGTTCAACGATTGAGAAGCCACATCCCAAATCCGGCCAAATGGTAAAAGTTTTTGAGGCCGAAAATGATGTCAACCAGATAATCGAATCAGAGTGGAAACAGCAGGGTTTGCCGGAAAACTTTACCGTGCGCGGGACGGTTTCCTCATTGGAGGCGTTCAACCAGATGGTGAACGAGGCTAAGACCATCGGCAGCGTTTTAATCCGTCTGTGGGATGATTTTCCGAACAACGAAAGCCGGTTTGCGATTGACCTTTTGGAGTCCGACCGCTTGCAGCCGAATTACATGGCCACTTCGCAGACGGGCGACAAGTTTGGCGCTGGCAACCCGATTCGCGGCAGCATCGAGTATCATCCGAAATGGAATTATCCGCTGGCCTACTGGATTTTGACGCGGCATCCTGGCGAGGGGTATGTCCAAAACAACTATGTCGGCGACGGCGACAAGAAATGGGTGCGCGAGCAGGTTCCGGCGAAGGACATCATCCATTTCAACAACCTGCGGGATCGCGCGGAGCAGGAATTTGGCTTCACGGAAATGGACGCCTGCATCCAAGCAATTTGGCGGCTGTTCCAATACCAGAAGGCTTTAACCTATGCCGCTATTTCAAGCTGCATGAAAGTTTTCTGGATCAAGAAAAACTATCCTACCGGGATGAGCTTCACGCCGGACGAGTTCGGGGCGATGGTGGAAAAGTTTGCGGACGGAACAGGTTTGCCAAATGCGCTGGCTGGCGGCGACAGCGTGACGCGGCAACAAGGCATCCAGCAACGACGCAGCACCGAGACTCCGGGCGCAACTCTGGAACTGGATTACGGTTTGGAACTGATGCAGACCGACCCGCGCTTTCCCATCGAGGCCGCGCATGAATTTCGGATGGATAACGACAAGGAGATTGCGGCGGCGGCGGCGGTGTCGTATTCCGATTTGACCGGGGATTTTCAGTCGCTCGGCTACATCGCAGCGCAGATGTCGCAACGTCCGTCCCGCGATGAGGCGATGGTGTTTCAGGAACACATGATAATGGTGGTGGTATCGCGCATCTTCAAACGCTGGCTTCGCGCTGCGTGCATGAATGGCGTGCTGGACGGGCTGGCGTCGAGACAGAAAGAGATTTTGCGGGCAGCACATTTCCACGGCAAGCGGTTCCCGTTCACGGACGAACTACGCGAAGTGCAGGCGCTCGTTTTGAAGCTGGACGCCAAGCTGATTTCTCCGCAACGCGCGCAGGACATGATGGCCGACGGCGACGATATTGAAAACGTGATTGCCGAATGGTCGCAATGGAATGAGCGGTGCGAGGCTTACGGCATCACGCTGATGGACGCGCCGACAAGCGTTACGGAAAAAGAAACGCTGGCGGAAACACCGGATGCCCCAACCACGGATGATGGTGGAGAACCTCCGGCTGCCACACAGAAGCCGTCCAAGAAAAAAGGCAGCGTGACAGCCAAGCAGCAGACGGCGCGCAGCAGCCATCAGCGCAACGGCCACGGCGCGGCACTGGTGCGGCAACTGCTGGCGGAAAGAATTTAACCGTGAATCCGTTTTCACAGCATACGGCGTTGCAATGTGAATATGAGAATTTCACCGGCGGCGGGACATCGTTGGCGACGCTGACTTTCACAACCACGGTCCCGCAGATGACAGTTCCGGCCACACACACCGAAGTTGCCGGCGAAGTTGTTTTGGTGATGGGTGGCTTGTCCCCCAAAACAATGGTCAACTGTTGCGAAGTCCGCATTTCAACCTTGGGGAATTATGTTCCCCAAAAAGGCCATAAATGCACACTGCTGTTAAATCCGACGGCAGTTCCAACCCGATTGCAAATATGGTCGGTCAACACGCTGCCCGGCGGCGAGATTTACCGATTTATCCTGGCGGACGAAAATTATAGCGCGTGATTTTGGCGGGGCGGGTGCGGCAATGTTGCAATCTACTAGCATTGCGGCGTGAAGCATCCGCCTTGCCGCCTTGGTTTGACTTGCGGGCGTTTCAAATGAGTGCCACCGCCGCTGATACCACCGAAGCCAAAGAAAAAACGCCCGCCGTTGAACCAACGGCAGCGTCTCACCAACCCGCAGAAGTCAAACCGCCGGTGGAAATGGAGCGGAGCGGCGACAACCTGCTTTACCGCTACACCGACGTTGCCAGTGGTGACGTTATCGGCGAGGACACCTTTCAAATCGCAGCCGCTTCCGAGTTTCCAGGGCAGCAGATTTGCGATGAAATCCACGCGCGTCTTGGTATTGCAAAAGAAGGCGAACTTTACACCGAAATCTTGAGCCACAACGAAGGCGATGCCGACCTTTCTTTTTTCAACACTGGCCGCGCCGCGTTTTTGGACGAACACAAGACCAACCGGCATCTTGGCAACATCAAAAAAGCCACTCTTTCCAAAGACAAAGTGACGCGCGTTTTGGTGCAATGCGATGAGGTTTCAAAACTTTCCAAGACCCGCAAAAAACAACTCGGCAAAAAAAGCCGGATGAATGTTTCTTGCGGTTACATCCACACCAAGTATCTCGGCGCACAGAAGTTGGACGACGGAACGATTGGACACCGCTTCGCATGGCAAGGCCGCGAAGTTTCCAGCGTGGGCGATCCGCTCGACCCGACGGTTGGATTGCAGCGCGCGGCGGCGGTGGACAAGACGTGCTGCTTTGGTTGCGGCAAGCAGATGAAAAGCGTGGACATGATTAAATCCGACGACGCGCTTTATTGCAGCCAGGATTGCATTGACGCCGAAACCCCGGCGGAAGAAGAAGCCGAGCGCAAGGGCGGAGAGAAAATGTTTCGTTCCAAAAAGGACGCCAAGGAAATCCGAATCTCGCACGCGGATCTGAAACGCAAGGTAGTCACTGCGCTGGAAACCGACAAGCGGTTCAAACACAAGCGGGACAACGGCGACATGGTTTCTGATTTTTACCACCACGACAACCATCAGGTGAGTTCGGACGGGACAGATTTTCAAGCCATCGTTTCATCCCCGGCGTGGCGCGATGGCAGAAAACTTTACGCGGTGGATTTTAGTTACGACGGCGAGAATGTGACGCTCGGCGAAGCCACCCATGTTGAGCCAAAAACCACGCTTGAAGCCGTCGAGCGCGGCGTCCCATGCGACCTGAAACAATTCCGCGCAGTTGACTCCACAAATTTATCGAAAGCGGAAATTAACGCACCAAACATCATATCCAGAAAATTTATGGCCGACAAAACACCAGAACAAATCGCTGCCGAAACCATCGCGCAGAAACCCGAACTCGTCGTTGACAGTCTGGCGACGCCCCACGTCCAGCGCAAGCTGACTGAACTTGGCTACCGTTCCAAAGTGGAGTTGGAAGCCGCCGCGAACACGAGCAAGGCCAATCTCGCCGCACGCAACAACGAAATCACCGCGCTCGAAACCGAGTTCTCCCGCGATTTTGGTTCGCGCATCGCCTACCGCAAACTATCCGACGGAAAGAAAGAGCCGGTTTATCTGCGCGATGCCATCCACATCGCCGCGATGGAAGCCTGCGCGCACGACGAATCCAAGCCGGCCACTGAAATCCGACAGATTTTCCGCAGCAAAGTGGACGATTTGAAGCGTGATTCCGTTTCCGAGGAAAACATCAAGCGCAGCATTGACGCCGCCGAAGTTGGTTTGGCTGGCCGTTGCGATGACGTTTTCTCCGTCATCAAACGCACACTCGCTGACGCGCATTCCAAAGGTGTTCAAACCCGGAGTCTAATGCCGACCGGCGCGGAACTGGAATACTCAGATGAAGTTCGCGGCCATTTCAAATCCATGCCCGGTTGCTCGCACATCGCCGATCTCGGCGGTTTCATGTCGCCCCCGAAACAGGGTCGCAAGTTTGAAGGCAAGATGGTTCGAGGCGGCGCTTCCGCCCGCCGGATGCAGCGTGACGCGCTCGCTTCCGATTTCGGCACGGTTGGCGCGATGATTGCGCCGGAGTTCCGACCCTACATCGAACTGCTCCGAAATTCGACGGTGCTGGATAAGCTCGGCTGCACCTACATCGGCGGCTGCAATGGCGAACAGGTTTTCCCGCGTCAGGACGCGGCCACGGTTGCGCAGTCGGTCGCGGAAGGTTCACAGTTAAATCCCTACGACCAGACCCTCGGCCAGATCAAGATGACGCCCAAGCGCGTGGGTTCCCGCCAGTA